GGAAGAACGCCTTTGATCACGCGGGTGACGCTGGGCTCGGCGCCTTTGCCGACGATGGCCGCGCCTTCGGTGATCTCTTCGCGGATCTCGAAGATCTCGATCTGCTCGTCGGGCCCGACGCCGGCCGCCGCCCGGATGATCCGGGCGGTGTCGGCGTCGAGCACCCCGTCGGCCTTCCGCATTGTAGTCTCCTCTTCAGTGGCGTCGTCTGGATCCGCTTCCGCAAGTCCGCGTAGGTTGAGCCAAGTCTTCATCTGCGCGATCTCGACCTGTTGCCCAGCTAGAATGTTTCGCGCCAACTCCTTGATCTCGGGGCTGGAAGCGCTTTTGAATTCCGCTGCGGCCGCCGACACGGCGGTTTCGTGGTGCGGAATCATCATCCGCACGAACGAAACATCGCCTTTGTTATAGTCGACGCTCACCGAAGTGGGACCTTACTTGCTGCCGTCCTTACCGAAATCCACACGACGCTTGCCGGTCATGAACTCGCGGGTGTTCAGGTCGCGGGTCCAGCCGACCGGGTTCGAGGCGCCGGCCGCTGCCTTGGCGATCTCCTCGGGCGTGGGCTCGGCCGCGGGCGCCGTGGCCGCCTTGAAGGCCTGCGTGTCTCCGCCGCCCGCCGCGGTGGCCGCGGTGGCCACGTTGCCGGTGCTGGCGGCCGGGCCGGGGCCGGCCGGGGCCGGAACCACGGTCGGATCCGTCACGGTGTTCGAAGCCGCTGCGGCCGCTGCGGCGCCAGTGCTGGCGGGCATGGAAGAGGGAGGCGCGCCGTTGGCCGCCTCGGGGTTCGTCGCGAAGTTCGAGGAGGCCGTCGACGGAGCCGAGGTGCCGCCCGCGAGGCTGGTCACCGCGCCGTTGCTCACGGTCGTCTTGACCTGAGCCGGATCGTTCTGGGCCGGGAGCAGGACGCCGGAGACGTCCGCGTCGAGGATGGCCTTGTCCACGAGGGCAAGGAACGCGTCCAGGCTGGCCAGCGCCTCGGGGACGTCGAGTCCCTCGACCGACTTGATCAGGTTGAGCGAGTAGACGCCGAACTCGGCGACCGTGACGCGCTTCTCGGCGGAGTCCACCTTGACGGTGTTCGTCTCGGCGAACGCGGGCGCGGCGGCCAGGTCGTCGATCTGCTGGCTCGGATCGTTCGAGGCGTAGCCGGACTGGAACGACCGCATGTCGCGGATCACCTCGGCCAAGGTCTTCCGGAACTCCTTCGAGAGCGGATGCCCCATGGCCTCGCACTGCCCGGAGGCGGCGGTCAGCTGAGCGAGCAGCTTGCCGGCCTTCACCAGGGTCGCGGTCTGCGGGGGGCACAACTGATCGCGCTTCGCCTTGGCGATGCCGCGAATCTGATTCAGATACGAAAACTTGTCCATGTGTTCAGGTCTCCCGATTGGTGAATTCGCGGTTCAGAGCCATTAGCTTAACAGGTGGCCGGAAAGTTTAGGGCTTAAATCGCCCCGTCGCTCGGAATCCAGCATTGCCGTGTTGGAACTTGGTACGGCGTGCCGAGCAACTCCGATCGCAAGACGTTATCCAATTCGTCAACAATCCTTTGGATCCCCCACTTCAACTCCCCTCGGAACGTGAGGGCCCATTTCACGCAGATTTCGAAGCGCCGCTTTACCTCGTCGTTCGTAGGATTGCGCATGCTCTGCTGTTCGAAGCTGCGGTGAACAGCGGCCGTCACGCCGTTGGTAAGTCGGCCGAGATCCGGACCGGGAGGGAAGAGACTGAGGATCGTTTCCTTCTTGCCGATGACGTGCATTTGTTTGTGTGCCTTTCGTTGTTTCTGTTTTCAAACGGCGGTGATCGTTGAACGGCAGTGACCGTGTCGCGGAGGAACTGTTACGCCCGCCGCTTCCAACTGTTTGTTAGACATGACGTCGGAATAATTTCCCGGATTGTCCAGCGATCCGACTCCAGGACTATCGACGTGCGCAACGGGATGTTGCTCGCCGCCGCGACGAAAATAGAGACGCGAGCCGCTTTGTTGCACCCACGGCATAGCGTCCCGGATCTCTTCCGGATCGCGAAGCGCTAGCGCTTGATAAGTTCGTTTGCGCGCCTTCTCCACGGAAAAAACTCGCCCATTGAGAAGGCGGCAAAATTCGCTAGTCGCCTGATCCATCACGGCGTCATATTTGTAGCGCTTAACACCGGCGTCCGAAAAAGTGCTGAGCTGGGACGTGGTGCGAGTCTTGTTAGAAAAGTCCGTGGCGATCAAGTTCCAGTAGTCGGTCCCGCGCTCGACACCCAGCGGAGTCAACTTTGTCGAGAGGGCCTCACTGATGTCGTCGCGGCCCAGCCCGCTCTCCAGGCCGGAGCGGACGACGTCCTTTGCAGCCGAGTCGAAAAGCGTGGCGCGGGTATCAAACTGCGATTTCACATAGACCATCTGACTATCTCGAAGAGATTCGACTAGACTGGCCGCCCATTCAGCGGACTGCTCCAGGTTCAGATCGTACAGACTGATCGCCGCCTTGCGGGTGAGCGGAACTAGACTCGACGCCGACCGTTCGAGGATGGGCTCGACCAAAGGCGGAACGCGGACGGCGAGACCGGCCACCTCAGCGCGCGCGGCCGCGATGATTTGGTCGCGTCGGTCCTCGGAGATGGTGGGCCAGTCGACATCAAGCGCCTCTATGGCCGCTTTGATAGTCGCGCCCTCGGTGCCGATGGCGGCGCCGCGCAGGGCGCGCGCTAAGCGCACGGAGATCAGGACGAAGTCGGAAGGATCCAGCGGATCCAACGATTTAGTGATCGGATGCCCGAGCTTGGCTAAGAGTTGCTCCGCCGCCCACGAGCCTCGTCGGGCCCAATCGCAACAACTCATAGCGCCGCCTCGCGCGCACGTCGGTTGACCCAAGCCGCGCGGGGATCGACTAGGGCGTAAATTATGAACGGGCTCACGCAGCTCCGTCCTCGTCTTCGATCGCGACAGACGCAGCGCGAGCGCTGGATTCCTGCACAATCTGACGGATATCGTTGGGCGCGACCTCCGGAAATTTGCGCTCCATGAGTCGGCGTAGGACGTTCTCCGTCATCTCGTCGAAGACCTCGGGAGAGAGCTTCACGAGCTTCTCGCCGATCGCCTTGAGGGCCCCGGCGATCCGAATGCTCGACTCGTAGTCGACGCACCCGCGAGCGGCGGCGCTGAGCGCGTAGACCTCCAGCGCCAGATCGGTCAACTCATTCAGCTTGGTTTTCGCCACGGTACCGGCCTCCGCCTTAGGTCGGATCGGGCGTAAAGCACGACGCGAAAAGGTCCATTGGTATCCGAATCGTCTCCACGTCCTTGCCGCCCTCCTCGACTTCCTTGCGGATGAGGGTCTCGTGCATCTTGACGAGCATGTCGGCGACGCTTCTCGGATCGGTCGCGGACCACGCCGCCTTCGACTGATCAACCCCTGCGGCGGCCTGAGCCGCGGCCGCGCCGGGCTGAGAAAGGGCCCCAGCGCCGAAGCCCTGCGCGCCGTCCGCGCCTTCCGAGCCCGCGGCGTTGCGGCCCGAGACCGTGATCCCGACGGGCTGATTCGTCCAATCCGCATCGATCTTGCGGAAGACCCGGTGAAACACGTCCTGTGCCAACTCGCGTCCTTCGCCGGGCGTGAGAACGTTGCACGTGACGAGATCCTTGATCATCGTCGTGAGGCCGTTCGGATCCTTGATGACCGGACCGTTCGAGACGAACCGGTGAAGGTTGATCTTCAGCTCGGGAAGGAGCACGCGGTTCATCACCCAATCGAAGCTCCCTCGGATGGGGCCGAAGACCTGAACCTCCGTGAAATCAATCGAGGCCTCGGCGGTGCCGGGGCTCTGATCCTGAGCGTCGCCGCGGAGGATGCGGGGGAGCCGGAACGTCTGACCGATCTTCTCCGCGTTGCGCTTGTCGTATTCGTTGAAAAGCGCGTCCTTCTGCTGGGCGTCGGTGAGCGGGCGAAGCTCGATCTTCATGCGCCCGTTGTTGGCCTGCGCGGGACCGCCGCCGGTCTCGCCCTCGATGATCATGATCTTGTGCGAGTTCCGTTTGCCGCGGATGTTGTTAGCGATGTAGTCCTCCAGCTGAGGCACGGTCTCAGCGTTGAGGCGGCCGCCGGAAACGATGATCGCGAGCGGAGGAACGGAACGGTTCTCGAAATAGAGGAAATTGACCTCCTCGGCCTGACGGTTGCCCATCACGGCGAGTAGGGCGCCCATCCACCGGGGTGTGCCGTAGACGCTGCGGACCGACGAGATCTTGAAGGACAGGACCTCCGTCGCCGGGCGGAACTCCTCGCCATTTTTTCCGTTGGAGGCGTAATCGGCGCGCGCCGCTTCGATCGTCGGGTAGGTCTTGCCGGTGGCCGAGTCGGTGATCCGAGGATCATCGAACTCCTTGAAGAATACGATCCGGTTGGTGTAATCCTGCACCTGGACGAGATTGCGGAAACGCTTCGTGACCGTCTCTTCGGTGAACTTCAGGAGCGAAATCCGACGAGGGACCGTGACGTCAACCGGCGTTTCGTCGACCGGCATGTAGCGCATCGTGCGGCCGACAAGGTGATTCAGCCTCGTCACCTCGCCCATGGAGTTGCGAAGGACCTCCCAAAAGCCATTCCCAAGGACCTCGATGTCCTTTCGCGTGAGCCCTCGAAGCCCTTCCGGGCCGGCAAACGGGATCCCCGAGGTGCAGTTTTCGAAGAAATTCTCCAGCCGCACGCGCTCGGCGCGCATCTCGATCGCGAGTTCCTTCTTACGCGCGGTGACCTCCGCGTCCTTCGGCTCGGCCGGAAGCAAAAGTTTCGCGTCATCCTTGGCCGCCTCGCCCGTCTCGCGGTCGTGGAGCCGCTCGGCGCGGAGCGCATCGCGGATCAGCTCGTCCGACTCGGGTGATTCAAGATCGATCACGGGCTCGAAGTGATGCCCAAACGAATCGATGTTGACGACGTAAGCGTCAACGCACTGGCCTAGGGTTGAGGAGCCCTCGAAAACCTGCGCCAGGACGTTCGGATCGTAGGGCGGCGAGATGGCGCCGGAGCCGGCGAACGCGCTGTTGTCCTTCTCCTGCTGGACGATGGCGTTGGACCGGTCGCCGCCCTCCTCGCCGACGAAGTAGGCCTTCACCGTGGGCGTGAGCGCCCCCGATTCAGGGGCGACCGTCTCCAAAAGGCTAACGCGATCGGGGGATTTCTTGGCGGCCACGAGTAAGAGTTTACACCTTAGGTCTGTCGCGGTGGGGGCTGTTCGCGGCCGCCTTCGCGGGCAGGCTCTTGGTCGGCGCGCTGAAGAGACGCGCCAGCATCCCACCGCCCAAGGGGGCGCTAGAGCCGCCCGAGCCTCCCCCTTCCTCGCCTCGCGCCCCGACGATCCGGACCGTGACCGTTGGCGTGGTGACGCTACCCAAGAGCCGGCGCGCGTAGTCGCGCGCGAAATACGACGCCATGAGCACGTCGCCGGTGTGGGCCTTCGGCGAGTAGAAGAGCATTTCGGAAATGAAGCGCTCGACGCTGGGATCCGTTTTCGTGTTATCCGAGGGAATGATCCATTTGTTGTTCGAAAGCTCGACCGCTAAACCTTGCACACCGAGAACTGGATCGTGTTTGCGCTGCGTGGTGGTGAACGGAACGACTGGGATGTTAGATTGTTCGCGCACGAACTGGAGTATGAAGTCCTGCGCCTGATTGTTTTCCACGACCAGCGTTGATTTGTAGCGCTGATGATGGTCGACCAATTTATTTACGATCGCCTGTCCGCCGAACTTTCCGAGTTCTATGTTCAGGATCAACCGATCCCCGTTCGGATACTGGAGGAAGGTAAAAAATACGGTGTCGTCGCCCGAGCGCCGCCGGGTTTGTTTTCCGGTCGCGAGGTCCACGCCCGTGAACGTGGCGCAGCCTTCCGGGAGGTCGCCGTAGGGGTTCGCCTCCGGATCGTCCGGGGCGTTGTCGGGCAACTCGGCGAGCGAGTAGACGAGGCGTCGGCCCTCGCCGCGGGCGATCGCGGCGTTGATCCACTGCTCTTTGAAAGGCGCGTCGCCGTCGTCGCGGGCCTGGCACATGAGGCTCCGCGAGAACTCCGCCGGCCCCAGCTCCTCGCGCTTGTCGGCGATGCGTTTCGGGGACCACGCCTCCGGCCACGTGATCTTCCCCTCCGCGTCGATGATCGGGAACCGGAACCACTTGAAGCGCTTGTTTTGCGCGAGCATGTGAAGGAGGTCCTTCGGGTGGTACGCGGTCCCGACGATGATCACCCGCCCGTTGGCCGTGATGCGGGAGAGCGCCGCCGAGCGCACCCACTTCGCGAGGTTCTCGCGCTTGGCCTCGGTGTCGGTGTTCTCGGGGTCTAGGATATCGTCGATGATGAGGCGATCGCAGCGGGCCGACGTGAGGGCGCCGTGGACGCCGACCGCGCGGACGGAGGGGTCCTTCGCCGTGCCCTTACGAAGGACCTGAAGCTCTGTGCTCGTCCACGGACCTTCGGGATCCGGGGCCATGCGCGGGAAGACCTCCCGCACTTGCGGACTCTTGATCATGGCCGCGATCGACTTCACGATCTTCGCGGCCTGGCCGGCCGTGTTCGAAAGAATTACAAAGCGAAGCTCCGGTTTTCTTCCAAGCTCCCACACCGTGCGATAGATCGAAAGCTGGTTGGTCTTACCCGATTCGATGTGGCTCCAAATGATGAGCCGATCATATTTGTCGCACAGCGCGGACCATCGATAATGGATCTCGGCTTGTTTGACCGGCTCCTGTGTTTCGTCGTGAACGGCGCAAAGTTCACAAAAAACGTTGAAGTCCTCGCGCGCGGCCGCGAGTAAATTCGCGTGCCACTGCTCTTGCGTCGCCTGAAGATGCGGGCCGCACTCGGTCGCGCCAGCGGCGCCGCCGAGAGCCTCAGCCTTGCAATTTGGAACGGAACATCGCATCCGCCCTAAGAGCTTAACAAATTCTTAGGCGCTACGCGGCGGCTACGCGGCGGCGCGCCATCGGCCGTCAACGATGATGATCAGTTGCCGCTTCCCGTCTCGATGGAGAACCACGTGAGCGTTGAGCCACGAAGAAGGGCCGCCGTTGTATTCGAGCCGAAGATACGTGCTCGTGCCCGTCTGCACGCAACCCTCGTCGATACCGGGCGAGTGAGAGTGTCCGATCACGGACTTGACCCCGATGCGCCGAAGGTTGCGGATGCTGCCGCGCGCGCCGTTCGGGCCGCGGTCTCCGTGCATGGACAGCTCGACCCCGGCGAGGGCGAAGCTCTCATCGCCGTGGAGGATCTTGATGTTCGTCATGTCGACCGAGCGGCGGAAGACCAACGGGAACGGGCTCGGCGTTTCCGTGCCGCGTGCGGTGAGCTTCGTGCCCTTCACCATGTCGAGGGCCAGGCCGAGATAGAACTCCGCGTTTTCCGGATCGGTCTTCCAGTCGTGAGTCAGGATCCACCGACGGAGAAAGTCGTCATGGTTGCTCGGCACGACGACGGATATCGTCTTGCCCTTCGTGCGCGCGCGGACGAACTCGCACGCGCGTCGAACCTCGTCGGCGACAGAGCTTCGATCGTTCAGGCCTTTCGCGATCTTATTGAAGGGATTGCCGGCGTGGTGAGGGTTGATGCTGTACCCGTCGAGAAGATCGTTCCACAAGAGATAGTCGGGCTGGAGGGTCTCGACCATGCCGCCCGGACCGAAGGTGGCGCGCTCGACGGCCGGATCGATGAAGTCCACGTGGGTATCGCCCATCGAAATCGCGAGCGGGGCGGGAGCCTTCTCGACGTGATCGACGTGATAGCGCTTGTCTAGGTCGGTGACGGTCGCGGTCTTCTTGTCGTAATGGAGTTGGCGGAGGTGGAAGCGTCCGCCCTTCTCGCGCTCGACAATGACGGCGCTCAGCGTGTGGTGGAACTCGCCCACCTTGCCGGCCTTGCTGTCCGTGTAATTCGGCACCGTGCACGCGCCGGTGGTGGTCAAGATCTTCGCCATCTTGTGCGAAGGCGTGGCGATGCTTCGAAGCGCGAGCTTCGTGTGACCGAGGATCGCTGACGAGCCGCCGGAGATGGCGTCGAAGCCGGTGAGAGGATCGCTCGCGGTCGGCTGGGTCTTGATGTCCCCGAGCAACATCAGATTGTCGTTGAAGGCGCGGCGAACGTTCCAGAGATAGGGCTGGACCTCGGCGGCCCACGTTTCTTCGTTGGCCTGGCTCTCGGTCCACCGACTCGTAGGGTTCTTATAGCGCACCGGCACGACCATCAATTCCGCACCGCGCGCTTGCGCGATCGTGGTCAGGCACGCCCAAAACTCCTGGTGCACTGGCGTAGCGTTCTGCGCGCTCGTCACGACGAAGACGCGAGAGCCGGAGGCGATGGGGCGCCGGAAGATTGGCGGCTTCGCCTTACCCTTCTGGATGACTCTGCCGCTCGGCGTACGCACGGCGCCGGGCTTGGGAGCGGTCGTCGAGTAGCAGTATGCTCGGCCCTCAGCCCGGCCGCCCTTGCACGTCCACCGGACGCGGCCGTCCGGTGTGCGCGCGCCCTTGGTCATCGGCCGTTCGCACTTGGGACAATCCGGCCTCTTATCGTCGGTGGAAGCGCTCACGCACTTCCCAAGATACACGACCGACGGAGAGTTTAGGGCTTAACTTTGCCGCGGCCGCCGTAGAAGCGACGGCCGAGGGTCTTGTAAAAGACGCGCTCGGGGGCCGGCGGCTTGGCGGCGTAGATAGGAGTGGGGATAGAGAGGCCGTCCTGGCCCACGAGCATGTAGCCGCCGGGGGCGAGCTGGAATGGACCGGGGCACGTGCCCATGAAGTCGACACGCGCACCGTTCGGCGTGCTCGCTCGAAAGTAGTCCGGCAAAACGAAGTTGCTGACCGCGACGGCGTGCGGAAATCCGTCTCGGTCGGCATTCACCCAATACGAATCGCTCTCGACCGGATCCGATCCTTCGCGCTGATAGCGCGAGCCCTCGACGCGCTTCGGCCCTATCACGCCGATCAGGCACGGGGCGTTCAGGCACATTTCGACGTATTCGTGCGAGGCGCACGCCGAAACGGTTTCATTCCACGGCCCGCGGGCGAGCAAAAGATCGGTGAAGATCCGGGCGTAGTATTTGCCACCGTTGTCAACGCTGTGATATCCGAGCGCGCCCGCGACGTCGGGATTGTCGACGAACACGACGGGATAGCAACCTTCCGGGAGGCGGTTCTCGTCGGCGCACAGGAGCGGCGTCATGATATCGGCCGGGCCGCCGATGTCGGAAAGGTCGCCGCGCCACGTGTCGAACAGATCGAATTGCTGGATCTGCAACGCCTCGACGATCAACGCGGCTTGTGAGTCGGTGAGCTTGGACGAGCGGTTGACGAACGCGGCGATGGACATCGTTTCCCTTTCTAAAAGACCAGCGCCACGCCCGCCGCCGAAGTCGATTTTGGCGGTGATAGCGGCGGGCGTGGCCTCTTCTGCCTTTTGGGGCGAGGGCGCGGAATCGAACCGCGCTTTGACCCGAGCCCGGAGGCTCGCCTCGCTGGAGCGCCTTAGCGCCCGGACGCGCCGCCAGCACCGCCCGCGCCGCTAGGAGCGGAGGGGCGCCAGCCGTCGGCGTACGCGAAGCCCTGCGCGCTCACGACGTGCGAGAGCGTCGAGCGTGAGTTGACGACGCGCGAATCGATCGCGGCGTGATGCGTGGCCGCGTTCTGGATCATGGCGGTGATGTCGGCAATTCCGGCGCGCAGGGCACACGCGAGCACCTCCTGGCCGGAGGCCTTGAGGGAGGCGATCTCCTGCTCCTTCACCACCTCCAGCTTGCTCGGGTCGACGATGATCTGATTGATGTTGGCCAAGACGTTGGCCACGGCGTCGGCGATCTCGGGCTTGGCGCAGTCCGCCACGATGGCGCCCGCCGTGGTGGACGGGTCGTTGACGTTGTCCACGACCGGCTTGAAGATCGAGCACGACGACAGGGCGGCGAGGGCAAGGACCGGAAGAAAAGATCGAAGCTTCATGGCGCGGGGTCTCCTTGGGGAAAGCAGTTGCCCCCAAGTCTACCACGTTAAGGCCTAAGCTCTAGCGCCTTCGCGGCGCAGGCGGCCTACCACTCCCCGATGCCGTCCAGCTCGGCCAGCGCCTCGCGGGTCTTGGCGATCCGCTCGGCCGGCGACAGGGCCGGGTCGATGGCGAAGAAGGCCAGGAACTTGGCGCGCTCGATCCGGGCTACCTCGTTCTGAGTCGTCGTCGCATTCATACCTATCCCATCGGCTCGGCCGCCGGAAACCTTAAGGCCTTAGAAAAAGATTTTTAGGCCGGCCGAAGGGTCGAGCGCGGATACTGTAGGTGCGCGCCGTACGACCCTGCGAGCCGGACCTTCACGAGGTCCCGGGCCTTGTCTCCGCTCGGGTCCGGAGTCACGTCGACCACATACACGTTACGGCCGTGCGGGTCGATGGCGTTGCGGCCGGGCTTGATCACGGCTCGCACCATTGTCGCATGTGGGACTCCATGAAGGCCAGGCAAGTGTCTCGCTCCCCGACCACGCACACGCACCTATGCTCACCCGTGGTCTGGTCGATGTGGTAGTAGGACCACGAGCCGTGGTTCTCGCGCTGCGCGACCCACGTGCCGCCGCGGGCGTCGTGCTTGACGACGGGCGTTCCGTCCTCTGTCACGAGCCGGTGGAGCGCGGCTTCGAGCCCACGTTCGGCGTCGAATTTCGTTTTGCCGTCCGCGGAGATCGCTCCGAAGGTAGACGTCCACAACGCTCGGCGGCCGATGAATTTCCGATAGGCCGTCTCGGCTTGAATGAGCTTCATGTGTCCGGGCTCCTTTGGTGTGGGCGGCCGTGGGCTACTTCGTGAAGAGCTGGAAGGAACAGTGCGGGCCCGCCTCAGCCTGGAAGCCAGGCGCGCCGTAGTGGCCGCATTGCCACCAACCGGCGAGCGAGGAGTTCCTGTAGAGCTTGGTGCCGCACTCCGGGCACTTCCCGGTAGTGACGATCGCCGCGTTCTCGGCGTAGATCTTCGCCATCCGTTCCGCGTGGGCCGCCGCTTCCGCGCGGCGCTCGGCCATCTTGATCGCCCGGGGGCTCTTCGTCTTCGGCGTCGTCGTGTTCATGATTGATCCCATCGGCTAGAGCGTAAGAAATCTTTAGGCGCAAAGTTCCGGCTTCGCGATCCACGTCCCGCGACGATCCTTCTTGCCATCGTGGCGCAACCCGTTCACCCGGAGAAAGCCGTCGATGATCCCGACGATAACGGCACGCTGCCCGAAGTTGGTCACGATGTCGCCCACGTTGACGATCCGGCCGCCCTTGATTTCGATCCCGTTGGTGTTCATGACTCCGGATCAATGCAGCGCCCGTGCCACTTCGAAAGCCCCGCCGATCCGGGGCGTGGCGCGCGGGCCGGTTGCGCGCCGGACAACTAACTCTGTTGCCTCTGTTGTTTCTTGGTCAACAGCGTCGCGGGCTCGGCCGACGTATCCCCGTCGGCCGCCGCGGGCGTGGCCGGGACGGCGGGAGAAGGAGCATCCGCGAGGCTCTCGAACGCACGCAGCTCGGCCATGGCGAGGGCTCGTGCCTCGGCGGCGGCGTTGGTCATGCTCGCTTCAAGCTCTGCGCTGGCCGCTTCCTGCGCCCTCCGGAGGCCAACTTCGAGCAAGTTGATCGACTTCTCCAGGTCGTCCGGGTTGATACCGTCGGGCCACTGCTGATCCGCCTTGCATTGCTCCAGCACGGCGCGCTGCCGACTCAGAACGGCGTTGATCTCGGCGACCGCTAAGCGCGCGGAGGAGCCGGCGAGGCGCTGAGCGATCCAGGTCTTGAGGCCGTCGGTTAGCTTGCTCATGTGAGTCCCTAAGGATACCACGCGCGATCAGCTGTTCCCGCGGATCGGGCCGTCCTCGGCCACGTCGAGCGACATCGCGGCCGCGCCCTCGCGCGCGCGGAGCCGGCGCTCCATGGCGTTGCGAAAGCGGGAGCTGGTGCGCTCCAGAATCTCAACGCTCTTGCGCCACTCGGCCAGCTCGCGGGCTGGTAGACTGCGCGCGGCCGCCAGGGCCAGGCGCTGCGCCTCGACCTCGTGCGAGATCTGGCGGAGGGCGTGTGCCTCGGGTAGGCCGGCGAGCCCGGCGATCCAGAATTGTGCGTCTTTGACTTTCAGCATCGGCGTCGTCCTCATCATGTCCGGATCTAAATGCACGCTCTGTGCCGTTCTTAGGACCCTCGAAACGTGCGGGCCCTTAGCGCCGGCTGTTGCTGCCTCGGAGTCTACGGAAGGTGTTGCTTCGGCTGGGACTCTGTTGTGTCGGAGGCAGCCGTCAGGATTTCGGATCGATGGCGTCGGCCGGCGTGAGGTTCGAGACTTGCTCCAGCGCGAACGCGGCATCGGCGGCGGCCCGCTCGGCGTGGAGGCGAGCGGCCGCGAGCGCCGACTCCGCGGTGAAGTGGGCGCGTTGCGGATGGACCATCGCCGCACAGCCGAAACAAAGCGGCCTCGTTTCGAGAAAGACCGTTCCCGTGGCCGTGATCTTCTTCACCTTCACGCGGTAGAGCTTGCCGTCATGCACCTTGTAGACGTAGGAGGGCGCGGAGGGCGCGGAGGGCGCGGAGGGCTTGGATTCGCGGCTCATGTGAGATCCCTTTCGTGGGGCGGGGGCGGCCTTACTTCTTTCACCGGGGCCGAGACCTTGACGAGGGCGGCGGGGTTGACGATCGGGAGGACCGCGCCGCCGAAGCCGAAACCGGAGAGGGAGGAGAGCGCCATGATTAACTATTCCATCGGCTCGGGCGTGGTAAACCTTAAGGCCTTAAGAAATTATTTTTTACTTCTGGAGGCGGTCCCACTTCGCGGCGCAGATCGGGCACGTCGGGCGGGCGGCCAGCTCGGCCGACGTGCCCGAATACTCGTCCGCCATGTTGCCGGCCTTGACGCGGCGGCAAAGCGCCGTGAAACCGTGATTGATCGTGAGGTCCACGAGGTGGGTCAGCATCGCGCGGGCCTCGGCGGCGGAGCCGGCCTTGTAGGCGCCCGCGAGAACGCCACGGGTCTGGAAGCGGCTGGTGTCCGGGGTGCTGGTCGTGTTCATACCTATCCCATCGGCACCGGGCGCCAAAACCTTAAGGCCTTAGAAAAATAATTTTTACTCTACCGGCCGGAGCATAGACCGCGTGTAGGTCACGGTCGCCCCGTACGGCCCGCGGAGCCGGCACGTCACCACGTCTCGGGCCTTGTCGCCGCTCGGGTCGGGCGTGACCGACACGACCTCGATCCGGCGGTTGTGCGGGTCGAGCACCTCGCGGCCCGGTTTGAGGATCACGCGATCGTGGACGGTGGCGGTCTCGGCGGTCGTCGTGTTTTCCATGATGGACTCTCTTGAATGCACGGGGTGTGCCGGCCCTAAGAGGCTAGGAATCCGCGACCGGGGCGGGCGGATGTTGCTCACGAGGCAACGAAAGCTGTTGTTTCTGTTGTCGCCCGCGCAACGGGTTAGGTTTTGAGGTCGCCTTGGCGGGCGCGCTTGCGGGCGCTCACCTTTTGGCAAGATATCGAGTGCTGACCGCCGGAATAGCGGCACTCCTCGCATTGCGGGCCGTACGGATCAAATTTCTCGATCCCGGGGTATACACCACCACACTCTCCGCTTTCGTATTCCTGCTGTTCGAGAATCGCGGCCTCGAAATCGACGGGGCGGGTGAGTTTGACCATGATGGACTCTCTTGAATGCACCGGGCGTGCCACCTCGAAAAGGTTAGGAATCCGCGTCCGGGGCGGGCGGTTGTTGAGCGGCCGGCAACGCCTTGTGTTGCATGTGTTGACAGTCGCTCAACAGGTGCGCCGAAAGCTCCGCGAGGTTCGAGAACTCGATCCCGGTCGGGCCATAGGTTCCGCGGCCGCCGGAGATCTCTCGCCAGATTGAATAAGTGGCGCCGTCCGACCACACGCTGAGCCCCGGCCATCGAAGGCGCGGGAGCTTCCAAACACGCACGCGCGGATTGCCGTCGCGATCCGCCTCGACCACTTCCCACACGGGACGCAACACGGTAGGCCGGTGAAGATGGGCCCGCATCGCGCCGGGATCCAGTCCGCGGGCCGCCGCCCATCGAGCCGCCTTGATCAGCGCCGGGACCTCGTCATCGTCGTAAAGCTCGACCTCGCCCATAACGAGCCAGCCAGCCGTGCGCGCTTCGGCGATCTGCGCGTCCGTTCGCGCGTGTGGCGAGCCCTTGACGTAGAGTCCGAGCGCCCACGTGATCGCGCCGTCGGGCCACAAGTGGATCACGGTGCCTTGTGCCGTCTTTCGAAAAGCGATCCAATGTTTGTACATGTGAAGAGGTTCCGGTTTGAGCGTTGCGGAAGCGGGCGCCTCGAACACTTTCGGGTGTGCCCCATTCCTCCCTAGGTCCCTGCTAGGGCGCCCTTCCGGGCGGGGTTTTGAAAGTGTTCGAGGCCTTCTCGGGTGTGCCCCCATTCCTCCCTAGGTCCCTGCTAGGGCGCCCTTCCGGGCGGGGTTTTGAGAAGATGATCCGGAGTATTGCAGGCGCCGTGCCGACTCTAAGCCCTTACGAATCCGCGTCCGGGGCGGGCGGTTGTTGAGCGGCCGGCAACGCCTGCTGTTGTTTCTGTTGTTCCTCAGGCAACGGACCCTCGACGTCGGTGCCGTAGTTCACGCCGCGGGCCCAGCACTCGCGCGTGCGCCAGACATACACCGGGCGGCCCAGCGCGGTCCGGTGCTCGCGGAGGTAGGCGCGCGCCGCGATCTCCGTTCGGAACTCGGGGAGGTCGGTGAAGTAATAGGCCGCGCCGCACACGATCGTGCCGAGCCGGTAGCGCGTGCGCTTGAAGGTCGTGCCTTTGATCATCGCCGGCCGCCGTCGTATCGCCGGATCGCATCGGCTCCCACGGCCGCGAGCGAGATGCAATCGCGCGCCTCCGTCTCGGTCTCTCCGATCACGTGCGGCGGCTCCAGCAACTTCAGCCCGTCGCGCACGACGCGGAAGGCCTTGGGCTCGCCGGGCGCGTCCTCATAGGAGATCACCCAATCCAGGTCGTGCTCCTCGGCGAGCGCGCCGAGGAAGGCGGCGACGATCTTGCCCTCGGCGCGGCCGAGCTGTTCGGCGGAGCGCGAGCCGGAGCAAGCCGCGCGGCACGGCTTCGGCGCGTCGTGCGTGATGAGGCGACCTTCGACGACCGCGACGGAAGCGGCGCAGGTGGGACAGGTGGCGAACCGGGAGGTGTTGGGCAGGGAGGCGCTGGGCGTGGAGGACATGGGCGGCGTTCCTTTCTTTCGGTGGTTGAGGAGAGCGGGCTACCCGTGCTGCGCGCCGTGGTTTTTACCACCGCACGAGCACTCGCACGAGTGGCCGGAGGACGCGAGGCAAAGGGCGTTGCACTTCTTCGAGGAGACGATGGTCCCGCGCACCGGCTCGGCGCGGTTCCACCGGCCGCACGCGCAGCGAAACCAAAGGGAGTCGTTCGAGAGCCGCGACTCGGAGAAGCTGCGCCCCTCGGCGTGGAACTCGACGAAGCCGGAAGCGCCGTCGGCCACCGGGCCGAGAACGTGCGCCGCGGTCTGCACTCGCGTCGCGAGCGTCGAGAAACGCGAGCCGCATTTGCACTTGCCGTTGTAGCGCTTTTCTTTTCCGGTGTAAATCGTAGTGCTCATGCAGATCCTATCGGCTCGCGGGCGAGAAAACTTAAGGCCTTAGGAATCGATCCGGGAAAGAATGTCGAGCGCCTCGCGCGTGAACCACTCGGATTCGTTCGCGTCGGAGGCCGAGAGCGCGGCGCGCGTGAGGCGGAGGACCTCTTCCAGCTCGGCCGCCGCGAAGTCGTCATCGCTATACACGTGGGTTTGCTCGTCGAGATCGTAGGTGTTGGTGGTCTCGGCGTCGTCGACTTCGATTTCGGGCACGGAGCCGAGATGGTTGCTAATGATGTCGCTGATAGCGGCGCTGATTGTCGTCGTTTCCGTCGTCGTTGTCATCATGATCTAGACATCGGCTCGACCGATCTAAAAATTAAGCGCTTAAGACTAGAACGTAAAGAATTTTTTTCTCGGGCCTGCGGCTCGGGGGCCTAAATGAAAACGGCCGCTCCAGATGGGCGGCCGGGCTTTCGAATCGAACGGCGCGGGGGCGGCGCGGCCCGATAGGGCTAAGGGTGTGGGTGGAAAGCTTACGAATTCCCGCCGGAGCGCATGCGCTTGCGGGCGGCCGGGTCCGCGAGGCGGACGATCGGCACGAGGGCGTCTCGCTGCATGGGGACGAGCCGGTCACCCATGGGCGTCGCGATTTTCAGCTCCATCATGCCTGGGCCCTTGTTCGTTTTCATGACGACCTCGAAGGCGTCGAGGCCGATCTTGATCGTGTCCTTCGCCCGGAGGGTGCCGGCCGGCGTGTACCACTCGGGGCTCCCGATGACCTGAAACACCTTCTGGTGCCGGCTCTTCCGGTCCTCGGCCTCCTGCAAGGCGTCCGTGATCTGCTTCCGCGAGGGCGGCGCGTAGCCGGGGATCGCGTTGGCGGCGGCGCGGACGTGCGGCGCGCGGGCGACGTCGGCGTTCGCGGGGCGCGAAGGGCGCGAGGTGTGGGCGGCCGGGGCGTGAGGTTGGGGCGCGGTATGGGTCCTGGCGGTGGCGGTGCGGTTGGGGCTCATTGGGTGATCTCCTTGTCGGCGGCGGCTTGGGCGGGACGGGTGGGCGGACGGTTACGAAAAAGGTACGTGCTCGGATCTGGTGTGGGACAGTGTCCGTCGGCATCGACAAAACTAAGTCATTGCCTTTTGAGAGTAAAGAATTTTTATTGCGTAAGGGACGTTTTTAGAGCTAAGCGCGTCACGTCCCGAAGCGACGGGCGGGGGCTAGCCGATCTCGGCCTTGGCTCCCGTGCCGCTCAGGACGTCATATCCGGCCTTGGCCCTGCGGTGGTCGACCCCTTCCAGGATCTTGACCGGATGGCCGCCCGCCGCGTCCGCCAGGTCCTTGGCCTCCTTGAGCCCGAGATTCGTGATCTCGCGGATCGCTTTGATGGTGCCGATCTTGTTAGGGCCGGCGTCCAGGAGAAAGAGCGTGAAGCGCTCCGGAGCGGGCGCGGCCGCGAGGGAGGCCGCGAAGCCAGCGCCGATCTTGGCCACGAATTCCAGCTCGCCCATGGTGCGCGTGGCGTCGATCGCGTCGTGGAGCTGCTTCGGGGCGAAGACCTTGACGAGGGCTTGGGTGCGGGCGAAGTTCTTGGCTCGGGTCGGGCGGGTGGACATAGCGGGGTTCCTTTCGTGTGGGCGTTTCGTGGTGGCGGAGCGGGCGGGCGACTTACGCCCGCTCGATCAAGGTGTCGATCGCGATGACGAGATCCTCGGCGTGGGCACCCGTATCCGAGGCCAGCTCGCGGAACTCGAAGTTGCGGACGCGGCCGACGGAGATCCGGTAGGTGTCGGTGCCGCGGTCGAGCGTCACGAGGATCCGGCGCCCGCGGGCGCAGTTCAGTTGCAGGGTGTCCCCGTTGAAAGAGAGGACGTCCTTGACGCCCCAGCGGGCGAAGGCCCAATAATCCAGCGCCTTGATTTGGTTCAAGGCGATCTCGGGGACGTAGGTGGCGGGGCCGGTGGCGGGGCCGGTGGCGGGGCCGGTGGCGGGGCCGGTGGCGGGGCGGACGGTCGGCGTCGTGCTCATGATCTATTCATCGGCTCGGACGTCTAGAGCCTTAAGGGCTTAGGAATTTTTCTGGAAAAAATTTTCAAGAGGGTTCGCGTGCGCGAGCGGGACCGGTTCCTAAAACCGCGGAAAGCTAAGGCAAGATCCGGAAACGCTTAGGGTTCGACCCGGTTCCGGAGGAGGGCGCGCGGGGCCGGCCGCCGATCCGATCTTTGGGCTCGGCCTCGCGGCGACCATGATCGGGCTCGGCCTCGGTTTAAGTCTTAGGGACGGATGGGAATAGCGGGCGGGCTCGGACCTTAGGGAGTTTAGCTGGCGGGCCGGTAATAATTGACGCGGTGCAGAAAGTACCGTTTGCCGGGGATCCCGCACAAAATTTCATGCAGGTAGGGCGCGCCCCCGAGGCTAGAGGTAGGGCAGTCGTATCCGAACCCCCTACCCTGTCCTACCTTGTGGGTGTAGATGACACGCGGTTCGGGGCGGGCGGGGAGGGCAAACGATTTAGTTAATCGTTTGCGGCCCAATGGTTACGCCTAGATAGGTCTATGCCCCTGTGTATTTACAACGTGTGTGCCACGGCGGGGCGAGAAAACAGGGGGTTCAGCCCTCGGGCGCGGGCGCTGGAGTGGCGGGCTCGACCGTAGCGTCTATCACGCCCGCCTCGTCCCGGTCCTTGTAGTGGGTGGCGATCGCACGCCCCCGCATAGCGCTTGCTGCGACGGCGGCCATGCGTGCCATGGCGGCCATGGCCTCGCCTGGATCGACCTGTGTCGAGCGCTTGCCGCGCTCCTCGGTGATGCTCTGTGCCTCGCCCGTGTTGAGGCGGCCGGCCTCCATGATCTTGAGGGTGGTTTGCGCCAGCTTATCGGCGCTGGCCACCATCGAGGCCAGGGCCTCCACATAGTGCTTGGCGGCGTGGGGGTCAGGCATGAATCCGCCTTTGCCGTCGCCCACTTCGCCGAGGTGGTCGAGTAGGTGGGCCTTCTGCGTGAGGGCCGTGATCACGGCGTGCACAGCGTTGCTCAGGCCGACCGTCAGATTCGAGGCCGCCAGCACCAGCGTGGGCTCACGATCCCGGGCCTTTGCTTGGGCGGCTGTCCATCCCGCGGGGTGCGCGGTCGCTGGCGCCATGTCCGTTGTGGGTGCGGAGGCGCCGGTGTCGGGCGATATAGTAGGCTGGCTTACGGGGGTAGATGGGGGAGAAACCGGCTCAAACGCTGACCCTGAGGCCGGGCCGGGCGCAGGTCGGGACGTATCGCCACGTATGGTCACATATGGCAACGTATGGTCATGCCGTGACCATATATCGGAGTCCTTGGAATCATTCGCTTTTCCTGTGCCGGGCCCAGATTCGGAGGGGTAGACGAGGGGGTCGCGGGCGTCCTTAAACCGGGCCGAAATTGGGGCCGCCCAATCGCCGACCTCGGGCCATCCGCGATCCCAGCCCTTTTTAACGGTCTCGCGATCTAGGCCGGCCTCTTTAGCCACCCGTGCGAACACCGGGCCGCCGATTTTAACGAACGCGTCAACTAAAACCGCGTACTTCTCCCGGGTCATTTTGCTAAACGCCATCCTAAGAGCTTAGCAAGCTTGCCTCACGCGTGCCGGACGTTGCCTCACGTGCGGCAAGGTCTGCGGCAAGCTAAGTGCGCGCAAAGACTCGGGTCCCAAAAACGACTGCGGGATAGTCAGGCCGCGTTAAGGCGGCTCCTACAGACTATACTGTAGGAACTGCGGCAAGCTTGGCCAGCGCTGCGGCATCCAACTCGATGTAGCTGCTCGTGCACTGAGGCAAGCTGAGGCAAGCTCCACGAGGCTTGCCGCACCCGGTGCAGGCGGTAAAAACGACCCCTAGGCGAAGCAGCTCGGCCAACGTCTCGGTCAGCATAACCGGCTCGTCCAAATAGGGTGCGGACGCAACCACCGGCGCCAGGTCCGATTGCGTGTCCACGTCATCGACCACCGCGACGACCTCCCGCACGAACTGACGCAAATCGTCCTCTCCCGCGGCCTCGGGGCTCAGCCGCGTCGCAAGACGCCGGATCGCTCGAAGTGCTTGGCTCGCGTCCACCTACAAAGTTTACACGGTAGTCAAGCGCGCGTTCGACACCAACTTGCGGATCTTGACGATGATCGTTTCCGGGTCCGAGGTCTGCATTACGTCTTCCAGACAGGCCATAGATGGAAGTCCGTATGCGGCCCGTAGCGTCTTCTCCTCACCCGGAGTCACGAGCGCGAGAAAACTTCGGACCAGGAAATCGGTCTCGCGATCGTGATCTATAGCGAGGGCGGCGAACATGATCCTACAACGCCAGCTCTTCCGGCTCGTCCTGTTCGTTTTGCTTGCGCTCCATCTCCGCTTCTAGCCGCTCCTCTTCCTCCTGCTCCTTGACGAGCCTCTCCAGCTCGATCCGGCGCGCCTCGTCCGCCTTCTCCACCGCGGTGGGCTCGTAGACGCGATCCGACTCGTGCTCCCGCGTGACGTGCGTTCTGACCTCGTGCTGAACCTCCGCATCGTTCGCAGGAGCGACGTAGCCGAGCGCAACCATCGGGAGGGCCGCCTTGCGGGCGATCTCCGGCTGTAGACGCCGGGCTAGGGCTTCCAGGGCCAGGGGCTTCGCGCCCGTGACGATGGCGACGATCTCCGCCGCGCGCTCGGGGGTGATCCACAGCTCCAGCTTCACCCGTGCGACGTGCGCGCCGTCGGGCGAGCGCTGGACGTCCACCGCGCCGCTGGTCTCGGGGTCACGTGGGTCGGAGAAGTAGAGCCGATCGACGCCGACGGCCTCCCAATTCTCGTCATTTTGCCCGTCCGGACCGGCGGCGGTCTCGATCAGGCCCTTGATCTCGTTGTGGTTCATCGGGCGACCTCCGCCATCCAACAAAGGGCCCCGTAAAGCGTGCCGGCCTTCTTGGCCAGTCGGCGGAATTCCCCGTCGGCGCGGAGTAGACCGTCGACGAGATCCAGTGCCGTGTCCGCGAGGCTCTCGATCCGCGCCTGAGACTCGCCCGCTTGCCGGCTGAGCGCCGCGATCACGCGCTTCTGGTGCTCGATCGCCTGATACAAGCGATTCTTGTCCTGGCGGAGCTGGGCGATCTCGGCTTGCGGGTCGGTGCCGTGGGCGCTGGCCGTGCAGGAGCCGCAGAGCGAGTGGCTTGACTCGACGGACAGGAAGCGGCAGCGCTCACAGAGCTGGCGCATGCCGGTCTCCTCGTTGACTTCTATGACCATACCCGTGTTTGGTTCGACAAAGAGCATTCGTGTGCCTTTCCTTCGTGCGTTGTGCGCGTGCGGGCGTTTCGGTTCGCTGTGTGTGCCTCGACCGCGGGCGAGCTACTTTTTCGGGCGCAGGCCGATCGGGCGCAAGTTCGCCGTCGCGCCCCCATCAACAGCCTTACGGGGAACGTCAGCCCGAAGAGCGGGACCGGCCGGAGCAAGCGCGGGCGTAGACGCGGCCACGTTCTTCGGAGGATCGGGCAACAGGTATCCGCCGCTTCTGTCCTCGAAGTCGCTCGCGCTCGCGGGCGCCTCGGCTTCCAGCGCGGCCACGATCGCGGTCTCGCTCCTCACCTCGGGCACCTCGGGAGCGAACCCGAACGGCCCCGCCACCTCCACCGAAGGCACCTCTTCCCCGCGCGCGGCCGCGCGCCGGTCGAGGCTCTCTCGGATCAGCTCCCGGAGCACCTCCAGCCGCGTCACGGCGTGACCGGCGATTCGCTTGCGGCGCAGCGTCAAGCGTCGGGTCCCCTGCGCCTTCGCGGCCCGCTCCTTGGACGCTCGGGCGAGGATCGCGACTTCGTGGTCCACCCGTGCCAGGAGGCCGGCGTCGAGCGTCAAAAGAACCTTTTCGGGGGAGTCGATTGCCATGAGCGTCAGGACCGAGAAGCTAGAGCCTAAATCCTTAGCGCTTAGGACGCAAGATCTTTCGGTGGCCGAGTAACAAAAACTTACTCGTTACGTCTAGTGCCGCGGCACGTCGTTGCCATTCGTCTGACACTTTCATTCCGCTGTATAGACCCTCTCCTCGACAAAGAGTAGAATCAATGATTATTGCTCCAAATTCCGTAAGTCCCTACCTGCTGTCTTGCATCATTTTTAAGTTTTCTTGACTCGAATTAATAGATTATACTTTTTGAGGCCGAGAGGATCTATACAGCGGAATGAAAGTGTCAGACGAATAACGAAACCTTGATTATTCGCGGCCGTCATGACGCGGGTAGGTTATTTTTCGGCTCTCATACGGGTTTAGCGCAATTTCCTGAGAGGCCTATGCCGGCTTTACTTATGCACTTAATGCGCCAGCGGCGCCGCATTTATTATTAGAGTTACCGATCCGGTGCACTCGAAGGATTAATCACATAAAACTAGCGTCCGGCCCAGAAGCCGCTAAAATTAACCGATGATTAACCGTCCGAACGGTCCTGAGACGAATTCCTCTAACTCGCTCTCGGCCCCTCCGCCGAAATACGAAATAGCGATCAAGATCGACCGCTTTTGCCACTTCGATCAGAGCTGGCGCAAGGCCATCGTCCGAGACTTCTTGATCGGTGATCCGGTCGACCGCTTGATCGAGAGGCGCCCCGGCTCCGAGAGACCGGGTGACCGCCCCTCTCACGGGCTCATGACCCTTGTACAGGTCTTCGCGGTGGTCTACGCGTACCGCTACAAACGAGGCTACGGACCTTTGCAGCCCGAAGACGTGAACGCGCTGGTCGAGATGCTGGGTCCGAGCGCGGCGCGGTCCTTGGCGTTGTGGGAGGCAGAGCACGGGGACGTGTGGGATCTGTCGGACGTCCAGCGCCTACAGGAGCAATTCCGGGCCGAGTTGATCCGCGCCGCTCACGAAGCCGAGCGCGTGCCTCCTACCGTCGTGCCATCGGAGGCGTTTAGAATCGCTCGCGATGCCGAGCTGGACAACCGCCGCCGGGCGCGCTCGCCCGAGGCGCCGAAAAGATCCCCCGGGCGACCGCCCGAGCCCGAGGAAGTAAGGCAGGCCAAGGCGCGGGCCCGCCTCGAAGCCAAGGAGCGAGACCGCGAGGCCAAGATCCGCGCCGCGGAGGAGGTCCGGAAGGCGCGGGAGGCAGCGAAGTTGAAGCGGGCGCAGGAGCGCGCGAGAGAGGGCGAGATCGTCGCTTTGAAAGCGCGGCTGCATTCCCTGGAGACGCGGGCCGCGGACCTCAACCTACAGACGAAAGATGTTCAGAGCTTGATCACGACGACCAAGGAGCGCTTGCAACAGTTGGAGCCCGGCGCGGCGCCGGACGCCTAGGAGGTCTGCCATGCCCACGACGTTGATTTACGGAAAAGAGCGAAACACCTCTGACGCGAGGATCCTGATCCAGACCGAGCGCCTCTACGGCGTCAATCCCGGCGAGATCCGTGATCGCTTGACCTTGGGTAAGGCGCCGCTGGTGCCGGAAAAGATCGCGCTGGCGCGTCGGGATCTTCCATCGCTCCAGGCCGAGCCGCGTACGCGCCAACAGGCCCTAAAGCTCGAAGTCGCTCTCTTCGCCCTAGCGCAGGCCGAAAAGTACGGGCTCCCTTCGGACTGGAGGCCAGGCCCGCGGAACGGGTGGACCTCTCGCCGCGATTCGTGGTGGGACCCGGCGCGCTTGGATGGGATTCGTCAGGCCGAGACCGCAGCGCGTGCGGTGGGGTCCGGCGGAGAAAGTCCCAAGCCGTGAAGAGGCTGGATCCGGCACTTCGTGCCCAGCGTAAGAAGGCGGCCGACCAGAGCTACTATCAGACGGTGACCAAGGCCAAGCGCGCCGCCGCGCGGGCGGAGGCTTTCGACGCCGGCACGGCCCCCCGCCCGCGCGGGCGCCCGAAGCTCTCCAGGGCGGAAAAGATCATGAATCGTATAATGCGTAAGGCGGAATACAAAGCCGAGCTGCGCTACGCCCTGCAAACTCTCCGCGCGCGCCTTCGCGGCACCGCCGACGCCGAGGAAAGAGCCAGGCTCACGCGAGAGATCAACGACACGCAAGAAAAGTACCTGCGAACGAACGGGTGGATCGGCTCCGTTATGAATCGCTGCATCGACTCCGGCCGCCTACCGACAGGACGCAAAGACGCCTACATTATCAAGCGCCACGGCAACCCGCACAGCCCTCATTACGAGCCGGAGTTTGCTCGGTGGCTCCATTCATTCGCGGAGGCGGAGGCGGATGCGGAGGACGTCGAAGAAATACCAGAGGAGGGCTACGCGGAGCGTTCGGCGGCGGAGATCGTCGCCATTCGGGCGCTATCGAGAAAGGCTTACTTGGAGCGGAAGGCGGCGGCGGCGGAGGAGCAGGAGGGCGTAGCCTCGGAGGCAACAGAAGCAACAAAAACCGTAGACTCGGAAGCAACGTCGGGAGATATTACCCGAGGCTAGGCGGGGCCCGCCGAACGGCCCAGCGTAGGCACGGGCGGTGCAGGAGAGGTAGACATGGCGAATCAAACCAAATGCGGGAAGTGCGACGGCACCGGATTCATCAAGTTCTACGCCCACAACAACGGGGGCCGCTGCAATCGCTGCGACGGGCGCGGGACCTTCGCCAAGGATAAGAAGGTGCCGGCGGCCGAGATGCTGGCGCGCGAGATTGCGGAGCGCTCCGCGATGGTGGATAGCCGCCGCGCCCACCTCGCGACCTGCACCACGCCCGTCACCATGAAGATCGCCCGCGAGCGTCTGGGCCAAGCTGAGGCGGCCCTGGCCACCTGGAAGGCTAAGGCCTACGAGGCGAAAGCTCCACGCACCTAGGCCTAAAGGTTTAGGGCTAAGGTGCCGAAGGGATCAATCATGAAGAGTAACCCACCGATTCGAGGTCACGAGCTGATCAGCGAAGGCAAAATGCAATTGAAGCGTGTCCCCGGCTACCCGGAACGCCCTCTAGGCGGGTGCCGGTGCGGCGCGAAGCCGGCGACGTACTCCAACGGTCGGCTTCCGAGCCAAGCCGAGGTTAAGCGTTGGCACCGGGCGCACAAGGAAGCGCTCCGAGAAGGGGCGGGCGTTTCTCCATCGGGTGTCCGGGTCGCGTGCGTCCATCCCGGATGCTCTGCGCTCGGACCGTCGGCGCCAACGCATGAGAAGGCCTGGAAGCTGGCGCAGGCCGCCGGCTGGGTGGAGCGCCGATGTCCGGAACACGTCCTCGTCACGCGCCTAGGAACCGCGAAAGGATCCCGATGATCACCGAAGCCGTCCCGACCCTGATCGATGAAGACGAGCCCACGGCCCCGCGCGCGAACCCGCACGCGAACGAGGGGAGCTTCACCACCATCTACACCGAGGCCGAGCGGCTCCGCGCCTCCGGCGCCTACCGCACGCTCGCCGACGCCCTCGACGCTCTCGGCCTGGACCTCGACCGCGCGATCTCGCTCCGCGTGTGGGAGGCCGCCCTCGCCCGCCGCAATGATCCGAAGAAGAAAGGCTAAGCACATGGGACTTTGGCACGGACGCGATCGGACAATGCACGAGATCGAGAGGGACGAACGCGAAGCCGAGGCCCTCGCCGACATGTTCAACCCGGCCAACCGCCCGATTGAGGACGAAGACGAAGAGGAGTGCGAGGTCTGCGGGGATGTCGGCGGCCACGAAATCGGGGCGCACCTAGTTCACGACAAGCTCTCGAAGAGAATCGACGAACTGGAGAAGAAGATCGAGGCGCTGAGTCGGACTCGCGCCGAGCCACGGAACCCGAAGAAGAGGAAAAGCCGATGATCACCTCCTACAAACCGAAGAGCAAGCACGGATGCGAGACGGTTCGACTCGTGCCGCCCGCGCCGGTCCAGGGCGCGCCCGCCGAGCCGCCGAGCGCGAGGACGGCACCCCTAGGGTTCCGCGTGGTCGGGCGGAGCGGGCCTGGCGCGGACAGCGTCGGTAAGTGGGTGGTGCTAGCGAGATACGACGGAGAAGAAGGGCCGGACGCTCGTCGGCCGTGGTTTGTGGGCAAGGGCTCGCGTCCATTGCGGGACCTGTGGGACGGCGGATGCTACGACATCTTGGGGCCCATCGAGCCTCGCCCGCCGGTCCAGGGCGCACCAGCCGCTATCGGCGTGCCTTGGTGCCCGAAGTGCCAAGGTCTCCACAATTACAGCGATTGCCCACAGATCAGGCCTGTCGCGCACGACCACCCGCCGTGCACCGGAGAGTATTGCCAGGGCGCGCCCGCCGACTCGATTCACGCGTGTGAAGGCTGCGGAGAAGTCTCGGAGGTTGACGAGTATTCGGTATGTGGAAAATGCCGCAGAGACGAACAGGGCGCGCCGGCCGCGCCGCTGAGCGCGCGGATTTTCGACGCGATCAAGGCCTTGCGATCAGCGCTCATCACGCGCGGAGACGACGGCCGCCTTCACTCGCCTTCCCCGGCCGCGCTGGAGGCGGTTCGGGCGTTCCGCGCGCTCGCCGAGGAGGTCGCCGACCTCGAAGCGCGGCTCGCGGATCAGAAACGCGACCTAGACACGTGGGCCGTGTACCACGAGAACGCGGAGGCGCAGCTCGCTTCCCTACAGCGGGCGCTGGACGAGGCGAAGGCGCGCGCCGCGGGGGTAGGGCCATGATTCCGCCGAGCAAGGAGGAGATCGCGGCCGAGGTCGGTCGGTCTCGGCGTTGGCTGGACAAGTTCGCTGGCAAGGGGCTTAAGACCGCGAACAGGATGCACGGAACCATCGTCGCGCTGGACGACGAAAACAAGCGGCTGCGGTCGTCGCTGGCGGCGATACAGCGAGAGCTTGACTCCGGCCGACATCTGCTGGAGTCGCGCGTCGCCATATTGGAGCCCGTGACGTGAACGACGCCGGCCCGCTCACCGACGCCATGATCGAGGCGCTGAGCGCGGCCCTTGACGGGCGGCCGGTGCGGGCCTCGGGTACGGGCCCTACCAACCCCACCGTCTTGATCGCCCTACACCGTCGTGGACTTCTCCACCGCTACCTCGCCCCCGACGGCGCGCCCGAGTTCACGATCACCCGGTTCGGCCGCGCGGTGGCTCTCGCCGAGCCGGTACCGAAGTCGCTACCTAAGTAGTTAAAAAATAGTTCTTAAGGCCTTAAGGTTTTCGAAGGGCGTGCCGATGTTCATAGTGTAACGAGACGTCGCCCCAAACCAAAAGGACCAACGCCATGAACTCCAAGCCCTTCGCCCAGACCTGCCCCTCGAAGACCTCCGTTGTCACCCTCGTGAGCGCCGCCGTCACGAAGGCCGACAAGCTCCGCCTCGACATCCTCTTTTTCGGCCCGGTCGCGGCCGCCTGGTTTGACGCCGTTCGGAAGCAGTAGAGCCCCTCTCGCCCCAACCAAGAAAGGAACCGTGTAACCAAATGAAAACCCTGCACACCGCCCTGATCGCGCTCACCATCGCTTGCCTCGGCTTCGCCGGGTGCGGCGAGCCTCCGGAGGAGGTCTCGTCCAAAACGTCGGCCGTCTTCGGCTCTTGCACCGGCACCACCCCGGAGCACATGGTTGACACCTACACCGGAATCAACTTCACCGGGACTTGTACGCGAATCCCTCCCTACACCCAGGTCGGCACCTTTTACGGCACCTATTTGTGGCCGTACTCGATCAAAGTCGGCCCTCACACGATCATCCGGTACTTCACGGGCGATAACTTCACCGGCTCCGTAGCCGCGACCATTCCGGACAGCCCATCCGTGCAACCGTTCTCGAATATGACGAGTTGGGGCCTGCCCAACGGCCCGCACTCGTTGGCGATGCTTCCGATCGGCTATCGCTCTGACGGCGGAGGGCAGTCGGTTTGCTACTCGCCCAACATCACGACTCCGGGAGTGAAGGATCTGATCCTCTTCAACGGAACCTCGTACGGAGGTGTCTGTGCCGTGTTCACCGGAATCTACCCCAATGCCTACTGGATTCCGGATCTGTCGTATTTTGGCTGGGATCCGGCGCACTATCCGGTCGCGTCGGTGAAGCTCGGGGCCTATGTCTCAGCGACGGGCTATCAAAACGTCAACTTCGATAGCGGCGGCGCTCCGCCGCTCGCGTTTCCGGCGGGCTGGTCTTTCCCGCAACTCACTCCGTTTCGCTCGCTGATCTTCCAAGAGTAAATAACTTCGCCTCCGATGCCTGTGAAAAGGATCGGAGGACCCAAACAAGCCCGCAAAGGTACCGAAAAGAAAGCCGGACACAAATGCCCACCAAACGCCGATCGAAGAAGCCCGCCGCGCCGGCCGCCCCGAAATACCCGCAGACGCACGAGGTCATGGGCGAGCCCTACCTAGGCAGTGCGATCACCGCGTCGCGCGTCGAGCCATCGTGCTTCAACGGCGTCGTCCACATTCGGCGGTACCGAGTGACGGTCGAGGAGATCGCCGAGCCCGTGGAGGTGCTGCGGGAGCGCCTGGTGAAGCTGTGGCGGATAGACGACAACCACCACCACCGGGAGCCGCTCCGGCGCGCCGCCGCGGAGCTGGGCATGTCCCGCGACGATCTTCCTATGGACCTGTACGGGATCGACAACCCCAACACCAAGGCGGCCGCCGAGCTGGCGGCTGATCGCTTTTCACGGTCTGGCTGCTTTTGAGGTCTTATAAGGTTTGCCTGCCACAAAGACTGCTAGGAGGGGTTATGAGGGAGTACGTCGAGGACTTCATAGAGGCGGCGCGCCGAGAGGTGGACGCGTTGACACCCGGGTCGGAGCCGATAGCCGCTCCTCTACCGCCACCTCCGCCGCGACGTAGGTCCGAGCGCGAGAAGTTGATCGAGGCGCTACGGCTGAGCGGTTTCGTCCCCAGCCCCACGGATTTGCTGTGGCGCCACCCTGACGGTAGGGTGGTTGACGAGGATGTCTTGCGGCTTAACCACTTAAGGCCTTAAGTTTTTCTTACCGCGAGCCGATGGATAGATCATGAACACGACCAATACCCGCACCGAAGCCCCTAAGCCGACCGCCGACCGCCCGCAAGACGGGCTCTATTGGGCGCGTCGCTCCACGCGGTGGGACGTCTACCCGCAACAAGAGCCCCTCCAGCTCGTAGCGTTCGACTATGACGGCTTCTGGGAGCCGCTCCCGGACGGCACGTGGTTCAAGACTCCTACTTCATACGCGCTGGCGGAGCGAGCCGATGGGCTGACCGGCGGCCGGTGGGCGAGCTGCTACGTCACGGCGCGGGTCTCGACGCGGCATTACCTCCGCGAGGATCAGATCGAGAGCTTCATCACCGATCACGGCTTCGGCTATTCACTCGACCACGCCGCCAACCGGGCCGACTTCGTTCGCCAGGCGCACGCGGAGGCGTGCCACGACTGCGAAGGGCACAAGGCCGCGTCGTGACAAGCCGCGAGGTCTCGAAGCTCTTGCGCGGCCGGAAGATCGCGCGCGTCGAGCTGAACTCGGGCGGCAAATCCAACGGAGGAACGCCGCTCCAAAATGTCGAGATTCACCTCGAAGGAGGGGGCTTGCTCGCGTTTTGCGTCCAGACCTCCGATAACGAGTACGGAGTCACGATGCTGATCGCGGGCGTGACCGAGCCGGGCGAGGTGCTGTTTACGGACAAGCCGCGCAGCGAATCATTGCGCCATGAACTGGTGATTCTAAAGCCTTAAGTTTTTTTCGCCACGAGCCGATGGATAGATCATGAACACGACGAACGCTCCCCACCCCGCCGCGGTCCTCCCCTTCGACGTCGAGGACTTCGGCCTACTCGCCGCCGCGTGGTTCGCCCTGGTGCGCAAGGTCGCGCCGCGGCCGGAGCCGGCGGCGAAGTAATCGAACACCCAACAAGAGGACTCAAATGCAGTGCGAGAGCGTGTCCGAGTTTCACGGAAGAAGGTGCGCCCGCGAGGCGGGGCACTACGATAGCCACGCCGCCGCTGATCAGAACCTCGGGGTGTGGGAGGACGCCACCACGAAGCCGACGCCCGTCGGTAAAGTCGTAGTGACCTACACCGAATACTGGTCTGGGAACCACCGACCATACCGCAACGTGCTGCATAACAGTGAGACCGACGCCGATTTAGGACAGGTGCAGCCGCACGTCATTCAGGAGGCGATCGCGGCCGCTGAGGTTCGGGACGGCGACGAGATCGAGATCACGGTGCGCAAGACCGGGCGTCGGCCGTTCGGCGATCGGCGGATGGTTCGCGGGGCACCTCACACCTACGAGCGTGAGCCGTGAGCCCTCCCGACTCGCGCCGCGATTGGCACGGGGAGTTCCCTCCGCCGGACCCGAATTACGTGCGCGCCGTCGAGCTTTGGGCCGAGTATTACCTCGCGTGTGACGCGTTTGACGGTACCGCCGGCCCGCCGCCGCCGGAGCGCCGAGCCGCCTCGAACCGCTTCGCGCTCGAAATGCAACGCGCCACGTTGGAGAGGGCTATGCGCGAGGGCATCGCGGGCGAGGTGATGGAGGCGGCGAGATGAAGCTCGTCAACGTCATGAGCGCGCTTCTCCGTCGGCTCGACGAGGAAGGCCCCTCGCGGCGTCCTGCTCAAGGCCTTCTTCTTGCCACCGCGGCCTCCATGCGCTTGGTCGTGAGTCGTGGTGGAAAGTGGGAGCTGACCGACGAGGGACGGAAGGCGCTCAAGTCGAAGCGGTTCGATTAGACAGGAAAGCTAAGGCCTTAAGTTTTTATCGCCCTGAGCCGATGGATAGATCATGAGCACTCGGAACGTCGCCAAGCCCGGAATCAGGATCGACACCGCGGCCGACCTCGCCGACATGTGGGGCGGTCAGACGGAGTTCGAGGTCGCGATCTACCTGAACGACGAGCGCGGCCAAACGATCGAGATCCTCGGCGCCGGCCACACGGTCGAGGAGGCGGTCGCGGAGGCTCGGACGACGCTGAGGACGTGGCGCGAGTCCGCATAGAAAGGTAAGGCCTTAAGAATGGGTCCGAACGAGACGATGGTGTCCAGTATGAGCACGAAAACCACCTCCGAAGACATCAGGGCCGGGAACTTCGAGCACGATATCCCGCTCGAACTGGCGATCACAGCTCACCGAGGAACCTCGCACATTCCCGAGCGACGCGGCGAGCAAGAGATCGCGTCTTACGTCCGCCAGCTCGAAGCCGATCACAGGCACTATGCCGAGTTCGCGAACGACGAGACGCGCGCGGCGTTCGAGGCCGAGTTTCAGCGATACCGGTCGGGCTACGCGCACCACTTCCGAACGTACCTCCAGGCGAAGAGCCGGTGCGTCTCGACGATGATTGCCGGGCCCTCGAACTTCAACACGAGCCGCGCGCGCAAGTCCAGCGACACGGCCGACAAGCGCCAGCGAGAGCTGATGGACTTCCGGAACGCGGCCCTTAGGAACATCCTCCGGATCGTCGATTCGGCGAGCCAGCCGATCCGCACCGAGGACGAGGACGCCGTCGCTCGCCTCGTCGCGAAGCTTGAAGAGGCGGAGAAGTTCCAGGCCTTTGCGGTCGACTTGAACGCGACGATCCGCAAGGGGCTACGGTCTTCGAAGGACGAAGCGGTCGCCCGATCGTGGACGCTTTCGAATATCCAGGCGTGTCTCGTTCGCCACCACAAGGCGACGGCGAAGGACGTTCGCGCCAAGGCGGAGGAGTTCCTCGCGCCCGACCCGCTCGGCCGGATAGGGATCCCGGACTATCGCCTCAAAAACAACGGCGCGGAGATCCGGCGCCTCAAGGCGCGGATCGAAGAAGTCCGCCGCGCGAAGGCTACGCCGGACGTCGAGGACTACCACGTGACGACGATGATCGCGATCAAGATCGTCCACTCCGAGAACCGCGTCCGCCTCAAGTTCCCGGGCAAGCCCGACGCGCGCACGCGGGCGCAGCTCAAAGCGAACGGCTTCCGGTGGGCGCCATCCGTCGACGGCGGAACGTGGCAGAGCTACGCGAACCCGACCGCGATCGCCTACGCGCAAGGCATCGCCTCCGGCGGCGCAGGGTACGAGGGGCCCGCCTCGGAGGTAGCCGACAACACGCGCCGTGAGGAAAGGTAACCAATGCACTTCATCGACTGCAACATGGGCAAAGAGGGCGAGGCGTGCGATTGTTCGGAGCGCCGTCAGCAACGAGCGGCCGACGGGCTTGGACGAGCTTTGGCGACCGCGACGACCGAGGCCGAGCGCCGCCGGGAACGCGTGGCGACGGCGCGCGACGGCGAGCCGCCCTTCAATCTGGGACGCGGACATACCTGTTTTCGTCGTACCCTTTCCGATGCGTTCTGGTGCAAAGGCGATTGCGCTCTCCCGGAGACGGTCCCCTGCCGCGTGTGCGGCACGGCGACCGACGCGACCGCGATCAAGATCTGCGCCTCGTGCTGGGAGGTGGAGCGCCGCCTCGATCGCTATCTCTCTTCGCCGGTAGGACGCGAGACGGTCGCGCGGAAGCTCGGTGAGGCCAACATGCGTCGCTGGCTAGCGGACGCCGGAGAGCGGCCCGCGCTTCACGGCGAGGACGCCGCGATCGCCGGCCTTCACGAGGCCGCGGACGCTGCGCGCGAGCTTGACCGTTCGCGTTTGCTCCTCACGCTGAAGATCGCCAAGGGCGAGATCGAAGGTCTGTTGAAGGATCCGGTCATCGCGAGCCGAGTGAACGAGGACGACACGGCCAAGAGCGTTCGGCAGACCTTGGATGCGTTGGCCGAGGAGATTCGAGATTTCGAGCGCTTCGAGCCGCGCACCCACGCGCCGGACGAGGAGTCCTACATCGAGAAGTTCGAGCGCGAGAACCCGGGCGGGATGGCGCGGGCAGCCGCCGAAGAAGACGCGGAAGATCGGGCCGAGCGCGAGCTTTGGGACGTCACCCTAGCGGACGGACTTGACGATCCGGCGGCCGCCGAGGAAGAGAAAGACGAGTGCGTGTCGTGCGGCGAGGGTATGCCGGGTGGCGAATGCTCGAAGAGCAAGCGCTCTTGCTCGCACCACTGCAACCACTCGTGGAGCAGCGCGACGTGTTGCTGGTGCGGCGAAACAATCGAGGATGAAGAGAGCGCCGAGGCCGGCGACGATCCAGCGGCCGCGGAAACTGCCGCTGAACCGAACCGCCTGAATCCCTACAGCCGAGAGGTCGATGTCTCCCCCGCGGTGCGCGAGATGCTCACCCGAGACGGCGGGATGGCGAAGCCGACTAAGTGCCCCGGGTGCCGACACCTTCACGACGCCGACGGTAGGTGTCGGAAGAAGTACAGCGCCGGCCCGTCTGGCACGTTCCCCTGTCGGTGTGAAATCGTGTCCGCCCCTTAAACGTCCCCACCCTTAGGAGGTCCCGCCGTGTTGCCTACCACCTCGAAGCCCCGTCCCGCCCTCGACGCCTCGAAGCTCACGCTCCCCGACGCCGTTTTCGTCTCGACCTACCGGCCCTACCGCCGCCCCGCCGGAAAGGGGGCGCGGTGAGTACCCCGCGACGGTCGACGTGGGCATTCCACGCCGAGGCGACGGAGATCCTGAACCGCGCCGCCAACGGCCTGCCCGTCTCCGTCGAGGTGGGCGAGACCGGCCGCGCCACGCTGGTCTTCCGCATGGACTGGCGCCTTGCGCGCCGGGTGCTCATCTACTGCCGCGCGCTGGGCGTGGTGGCGGACTTCGACACCGACGAGGAGAACACGCCGCCCGTCATGCGCACGGACCTGGACGAGACGAAGACCGACGGGGGCGCGTCGTGAAGCTCGGCCAAGAGCCCGTAGGACTGATCCTAGACGTCATCTCGCACCATTTTCACCCGAAGGATCGGAGCCCGTGCGTGCGGCTCATGCACGACGAGCGGGAGCGCTTCGCGAAGGCGTGGGGCTCGTCATTCAATCACCAGGCCTGGCCGAGCGGCTACCTCGACCACGTGGCCGCCGTGCTCCAGATCGCGATCGAGCTGTGGCCGGTGATGATGGGGCTGGGGCCGTTGCTGTTCGATCTCGATGACGCGCTCCTGCCGCTGTTCCTCCACGACCTCGAAAAGCCCTGGAAGGCCGTGCCCGGCGAGCCGCGCCCCGATTTCGTGTCGTGGAAGGACAAGGCCGAGCGCCACGCGTTTCGCATGGCCCGGATCCGGGGCTACGGGATCGTGCTCTCGGCCGAGCAGGAGAACGCGATCAAGTACGTCGAGGGCGAGGGCGACAACTACTCCGGACGGGCCCGGACCATGAACGATCTGGCGGCGTTCTGCCACATGTGCGACGTCGCGAGCGCGCGGATCTGGCACTCCGTCGGGTACTACGCGCCGAAGGCCGGTCCGGAGGAGGTGTCGCTCGGCCGCGCCACGACCGGGCCGCCGGATTACGAGGCGTCGGCGCCCCTTCGGCACGAGGTGTTCGTGCTGGATCCGTCGCGCCGGCACATTGCGATCCCAATCAAAGGCGCCGAACGAGCGCGCTCCGAGGCGTGGAACACGACGATCAAGGCCGATCCGTCTATGCCGTCAGACGAGATCGCGATCGAGAGCGGCGGCAAGCGCACCACGTTCAAGATCGGCCCCGACGGTAAGCCGGAGAAGAAATCGTGAGCACAGGGACAACACGGTGCGAGCACGACCGGCAGCCCGGAATGCCCTGCGCGGAGCCGGCGTGTCCGGAGGGAATCTTCGCGGAATTCTGGATCGACCACTTCCGCGATGGGCGTGAGATGAGGCGTTGGCAACGCTTCATCTTCGAGTTTGCCGACGGGCGCCGCGCCGTGTATTGGCAATCTGTCGACGTCCGGGGCGTGCGTCCGTGAACCTCCCGACCTATCGAGGCTGGACCGTGGTCGAGGTCGAGAAGGGGACGCGGCTCTACGTCGTGGGCGCGGATCGCGCGTTCGTGTTCCTCGCCTACCGGCCCGACGGCACCGCGGCCGTCTGCCCCACACGCGTGGACTTCCGGATCTTTTTCAAGCGCGTGAGGCGCTCGCGGCCTTCCTAAGACCCTAGCTTTCTGCTATTGTTCGAGGTGAGCATGGGGACCGTCCTTCTGGCCGCGATCGCTCTCGTGTGGCTTCTGGCCGCCGAAGTGTTCTGGTTCGACGGTCGTCCCTGTGGCGAGTCGCGCGGAGACGCCGGCTCGTGGGTGCGCCGGACCTCCCAAGAAGTGCCGGCACCGAGGGGCCAAGCGCCCACCAATGCGCAATCATCCACGCGAGTCGAGTGGAGGTGGTGGCTTCGCGCCGAGGGTTTAGCCGAGGCCGCGGGGCGAATAGCCTGAACGCGGCCCGCACCCTGAACCCAACCGCCGCTCTTTAACGCACCTACGCGGAAGAGCGGTAGGACACGTCTACGGCGGATATCGCCGAGGGGCCTAGGCTTCCCGAGAGGGTACCAGGCCCCTTTTCGTTTATCGGCCCCGACAAGCTCCAGTAAAAAATCCTTGTTGACTTCCTAAGCGCTTAGGTTCAAGCTCTAAAGTCTCTCGCGCCACAGAGCCGAGACAACGCCACGTCAGAAGGAGACTCCCATGAAGATCGGTCGCACGTTTCTGAGGTCCTACGCCTTCATCGTCAAGATCCAAGGCGCCAAAAACTACGGCTTCAGCCGCTGTAGCCTGCGCGTCCGCGGGAAGTCCGGCGTCCTCATCCTGGAGCGAGGAGCTTCCAAAGACGATCACGATCTGGCGTCGTGGGCGGCGCGTGGCGACGTGCGGAGCATCGAGATCCGCCTCATGAACCGGAACGGCGAAACAGAGCGATCGTTGATCGTTGAACAAGGGTCGCTCAAGTCCTACACCATTCGGCTTGACAACTCCCTCGATGAGTTGCTCACAGAGCGCGTCGTGGTCAAGTTCTACTCGATCGCGCTCAAGTCGGAGGAGAAGAATCCGGAGCCGGTCGCAGTCGCGGCGCCCGTCGACGCGGCGTCATGACCCGAAGCCCGCTCGACACGTTCAAGCTCCTGATCGATCTGGCGGTCTCGATCTCGAACGGAGTGATCGCCATCGGCGACGCTCGCGGCCGGCGGCGCGAGGAGCGCCGCAAGGAAGCCGACGAGAGCAAGGATCGAGAGATCGCGGACCTGAAGAAACGGATCACGGATCTGGAGCACCGGATCGCGGGGAAAGTCACTCAATGATCAACCAAATGAAAGTCTTCATCATCTCACGCCAAGTCGCCTTCTCGCTCGGGCTCGGCGCGCTGATCTTGCTCTGCGTGGGCGAGGTCGTGCTCCGGGCCCGCGAGTATCGGAGAGAGCTGCGCCGCGAGCGCCGCCGACGGAAAGAGCGCGAGGCCCGCGCCCGTTCTCGGGTCTTCAAGTACCGGGCGATCGGGTGGTGAGGCATGTACAACCCCGAAGCGAATTTTGTGGCCGAGGTCGAAGATATGCCGCTTCTCGACCCTCATCAAGGAACACGGCGAGGCGTCGGCGCTATCCGGTAGCGTCAAGCTTTCGAACAACGGCCGCTGGCGGTTGAAGATGCGCCTCCTTTCTCTCGAAGGTGAGATCCGCAAGCGCGGCCGGTCTCTGCTTCACAGCATCACGGCGAAGCGGGTCATGGAGAGCGTCTTGCACGGCGCGACCGCGTTTCTGTTGTGGGCGCATCACAACCCGGAGGAGCGTAGCGAGCCCGAATGCTGCCGCCATTGTCGAGGTGACGCGTGGTGAAACACCGAAGCTTCTGGGCGGCCCTCACGATCTTGTTCACGATCGCGGTGCTCGCGTGCAGCCCTGCCGGACAGGCCTTCGCCGCGTGCCGTGAGCGCGGGGGCTCGATCGATAAGTGCGTAGGCGCGGCGCTGGAGGCTAGACCGTGAGCACGAAACTTCATGCCAAAGGATGCCTGCGCGGAAAGGCGATATTCCTCCTATCCTCGGCTATTACAACGGGGACGTCGCCCGTCGGGTGCTATTGCGAGCGTCAGCAAGCGGTCTGTGACAACTGTGATCCGTGCACGTGCGCCGAGATCGTACGCTCCGAAGCCGACGCCGCACGCTCTAACGCTGAGGCGGAATCGCGCGGCAAAGCGGAAGCGACGCGACTCGGCCTGTTCTCGCGCGCTCTTGTCGGCGAGGCAAAGGCCGATCCGCTGACCGACCCGGCCCGCCGCCGAGCCTACTACGGCGAAGGCATCGCCGATTCGCCCGAGCCCAAGCCCTCCCGGCGAGCCTGCGCCGGCTGCGATGGAACTGGCGGCGCCCCTGACGGCCGTCTGTGCGCCCCGTGCCGCGGATCGGGAAGCGTCCGGATTTAGGCCCAGGCGCTTAGGGCCTAAAGATTTCAGGCCCGTGTGCCGATGTCTCTCGTACCAGATACCCGCGGCGCTGCCGCGACCCCACGCCCGCACGAAAGGACCAACATGCCCGCCGTTTTCGCCTCCGAAAAGACCGCCCCCGCCGCCAAGCCCGCCCCAAAGGCGGCCTCCGGCCTCGCCTACCCGTCGCCGCTCTTGGGTGTGCCCGGCCCGGCGACCTCCTCGCGCGAAATCGAGATCGTTTTCGATCGCAAGAGCGCCGGCAGTCGCGAGGCCTTGAAGACGGGCAAGGCCCGGCTCCAGATGGAGGCCGCGAACAAGATCGCGCCGCTGGCGAAGACGGACGCGGAGAACCGAGATCTCAACACGCGCACCTATCGGCGTGACGTCCAGGACGCCGAGGAGGAATACACGCGGGCGATTCGTCGCGCGCAGAGCAAGCGCGATCATGCGCTGGCGAAGGCGAAGGAAGATCGGGACGACCGCGCGGCGCTGCACGCCGCGGAATTCTCCGACGCGACGACCACGATCGAGCGCGAGCTGAAGTCCTCGATCTACATGTTGGAGAGCGGCGCGGCCGACGTGCAAGAGCAGCTCACCGCCGAGTTCAAGACGTACCACGGCGCCGCGAAGGAGGTCGAGGAGGCGAAGCGCAAGGCCGACGCTGAGGCGAAGGCGGTGAAGGACGCCGAGGACGCGAAGCGGTGGGCGGAAGCGCGCGGGACCCAAATCGCCGCCGCGATTGCCGACGGCTCGATCGTGATCGACCTGGAGACGGGCGAGGTGAAGGGCGAGGGCGCTGAAAAGCTCTCCGCCGAGGAGAAGGCGGTGATCGTCGAGACGGCTCGCGCGGCGGTCCGCAAGTAGCACCGTCGAAAACTAAGGCCCTATCCGTAGGGTCTTCTAAACCGGAAGCGCCGGGATCCGAGAGGGTCCCGGCGTTTTGCGTTTTGGCGCCCCGCGCTCACGGTGAAGCGTGTTAAGGTCTTAACTACGGTCCGATTGAGCGGCACACTCAACCACCGTCGGTGGACCGGCGCAACGTGAGCACACACGACCTAAAAATTTCGGCTTTTCTTCCTCCCGCGCGGCGCCCACGGACCGTGAACGCGTGAATCAGGACGCGGCCTTAGAGTTCGTCCGGGCCCTGTACCCGAGCGCCGGCCCGCACGGCGTCGTTGGCGTTTGCTCTTCGACGCCCGGTCAAAAAACTGGGGGCATGCTTACAAAGCATTTCCGCACCGACGACCCGAATAGTATCGTAGCTTACGCAGAAGCCGAGGACAGTGCAGGCCGCGACGTTTACCTGACACTCTGTGCGCACGCCGAGGACCTCGGCCCGTACAAGCGTGGCGGCCGCGCGCAAAAGATCCTAGCCCCCGGCGCCTGGCTAGACATCGACATCGCGGGCCCCAACCACGCGGCGACGAACCTGCCGCGCTCGCTCGCGGAAGCGACGGAGATCCTCCAGTCGTTCAAGTTCGATCCGACCCTGGTGATCTGGACCGGCGGCGGGCTTCACTGCTACTGGTTATTCGACGCTCCGGTAGCGCTGGAGAAGAACCGCGCCGAGGTTCAGAAATTTCTGAAAGAGTGGCAGGAGCACGCGGCGGCGTTCGCGAAAACGAAGTCCTGGCACGTCGACAACACTAGCGACATGGCCCGCGTGCTCCGGATCCCGGGGACGCACAACTGGAAGCGGGCCGCGAAGGACAACGCGCCGGCCCCCGAGGTCTACTACCTGATCCGGGACGGCCAGCGCTACGCCTACCCCATCCTCCGCAGCTTCACGAGCGTCAAGGCGGCCGCGGCGGCCTCCGACCTCGCCAGCCTATTCGGGCAAACCGTCGCCCCGGCAATCGCTTCCCACGAGCCCACGCCGGAGGAGCTGGAGCCGGCTCGCCTGTCCGGTCCCGACGCCGCCCTCAACCTGGACGACGAGCAGACCAAGGAGACGATCCTCCGCAAGCTCAAGGGCAACCGTCGGCCCGAGCGGACAGCCGTTCTCGAAGCCTTTCGCGACGGGAAGCCGTGGGCCGGCAAGGGCGAGCGCGACGCGACGGCCCAAAGGCTGGCGTCCTGGCTCTGCTGGTACGTGGCCGGCCGTGGCTCGATCGCGGCGATCTGCGACATGGCCGCGCCGTCCCTGGCGGCGATGGAGGCCGAGAGCCCAGAGGACTTCATCTCGGAGGACGCCTTCGAGGACAAGGTAGCTCGGGCCATGTCGGAAGCGCGCGAGGCGTGTGATGCGACCCGCAGCATGGACGAGCGGTTCCGGGCGCGGCTCCTCGCCCAAGGGCGCGGCATCCACGAAAAGCGCGCGCCGCTGGCTTCGGTGCCGGCCGCGCCGCCGGTCCCCCCGACCGCCTCTCCCGAGCCCTCTAAACGGTCCGATTCGGCCGTTTTTACCGAGGTTTCGCCGGTCCCCCCGAGCCCCGCGATTTCGGCAAGCGCCCCCCTGGCCGCCTTTGCCTCCGACTCTACGTCCGCCGAAGGTTGTGCCCCTTCGTCCGACGCGTCGGAGGCCGCGCCGGGGGGCGCTTTGCCCCTTTCCACCGCCCTTGCGCTCGTCCCTAAGGACTCAATCCAAGAAGGCTCGGAGCCGGCCCCCGGTCCAGCCGGCTACTACACCCTGACCGAGCTGCAAGAGGCGGCCGAGGATCAATCGAAGCTCTCCGGCGTCAATGTCACGGTGACGGACCTGAAGAAGCTTTTCCTCATCCAGCGAGGCGAGACGTTCTACGTGCTCCAGCGCTGCCCGGACGGCGTCTGGCGCTACCAGGCGGGCATCCAGCGCGGCGAGCTGGCCGTTTCGCTGCCGCGCGATCTGCGGTGCCTCCCGCGCCAGATTCCCTACCTCCCCGCACCGGGAGAGGTTGTCACGGCCCGCACGCCGGAGACCATGACGTTTTTCGATTGGGAAGGGATGAAGTCCGACGGGACGACGCGGAAGAAGACCACCTCCGAGATCCTCGAAGAGCTGAGCACCGTAGCGCGCAACGGCGTGATTTACGACTTCACGATCCCGCGCTCGTTCTATGATCCGACCGATCAGACGCTCCACATTGCGGCCGCGACGGTGCGTGCGGATCTGTATCCGGAATTCAACCCGGACGTCGATCGCTGGCTCCGCACGTTCGGCGACACCGCGGCCGAGACCGACAAGTTCCTAGATTGGGTCGCGACGCTGACGAAGCTCGACTCACCGACGAGTGGTCTCTACCTAAGCGGCCCGAAGAGCGCCGGAAAAACCATGTTCGCGCTCGGGTGCGCCTCTCTGTGGAACGGCGGCTTTCCGCTCGAAATGAGCGCCTATCTGTCGTCATTCAACGCCGGATTGATCGCGTGCCCGGTCGTGTTCGCGGATGAGATGCTGCCGCCGGACTCGAACGGAAAGCGGGTCAGCACGCACAAGATCCGCAAGATCGTCGGCGACTCCAGCCACGAGGTTCGGATCAAGTTCTCGGCGAACTGCGTGGTCAAGGGCGCGATTCGTGCGATCTTCAGCGCGAACGACGAGAACATGTTGTCAACCGGCGACGAAGATCTCGGCGTCGAAGCGCTCGCGGCCGTCGCGGGTCGGTTCCTCCACATTCACGCGAAGGAAGCCGGCGCGGAATTCCTCCGGAGTTTGGGCGGCCGCCACGGCGATGCGGAGAAGGGGCTCGCGGGAACGAAGGACTGGATCGACAAAGGCATCGTCGCCCGTCACTTCCTTTGGCTCCGCGACAACCGCCCGGTGAGGTACGGTGATCGGTTCGTCGTCGAAGGTGAGGCGAGCGGCGTGCAACATCGGCTCGCGTCTAACGGAACCGTGCCGGGGCTCGTGATCGACTGGCTCCTCTACTGCCTGGAGAAGCCGCCCGAGGTCATGCTCCGCTCGTCCGCGATCCTCCTCGGCGAGGGCCGCTTCTGGGTGAGCGCGCCCCGGCTGGTCGAGCATTGGGACCTCTTCATCAAGGGCGACCGCCGTCCGACGCTGCACAGGATCAACAAGGCGCTCGGCAACCTCTCGATCAAGGCCGCGGGCCCGGACGGCGAATTGCACCGCGAGCAAATCAACGGAAAGCGGATCGCCTACCACCGGATCAACGTCGAGCAGATTCTCAAGCACGCGGAAGAGAGCGGCATCGGCGATCCGGCCGTGCTACGGCGCACCGTCGAAGGTCCGTCGCGCAACAAGTTCGACAAGAGTGAGATCGCGGCCGCGTTCGGAAACGACCCGACGAAGAAAGGCACTCCATGACCGGTCCGGTGAAAACAGACGACATCCGCGAAGCGGCGAGGATCATAGTCCGACGATCGACCGGAGACGTGACCGGCGCGGGCGGCGTAGGGTTACCGGCGTTTCCGTACTACGGGAGGCCGTCTGAGGCCGAGCGTCTCATCGAGCTGGCGCGGCAGAACATGGAGAGCGGACTCCGCGCGCTGGTCGAGGACGCCCGAGCCGGCAACCCGCACGCGATGAAGCGGCTGAAGATCTTCGGCCGAATCAGCGATCCGGCGCTGGCCACACAATTGGCCTTGCTCAACCACGACCAGCGCCGCGCCCGATTGTCGCAGCTGCGGGCGGAGAAGCGCCGCCGGAAGGCTCGGAAGTGAAGCCCTGGCGCTGGCCCGCGTGGGACGAGCAGATCGAGATCCCGTTGTGGGTGGTCATGTTCGCGTGTGGGGCGGCCGGCTACTGTGTCGGGCTCCTGCGCGCAACGCTTTACACCGTATGGAGGATCGGCTGATGAGACGCGCTGAAGTTGATGGCCACTATCTGAGCCTGGAGACCTACACCGACGCCGATGAGCGCCGCGAGCTGGCCGACGAGTGGGACGAGGTCTCGACCGTGAAAACTGAGGTCTTCTGGCCGCCGGAGGCCACGAAGCCCGAGCCCACCACCGCGGAATTGGCGCGCTTGCGCGAGGCACTGATCCAGGCCGATCGACGGTGGACCGCGGGCGACAAAAAGTAAAATTTTATCCGCCTAGCCTTAAGCTCTTAGTGCTAAGCTGTTCTTTCGGTTGCAGGGTACGGCACACAACCCGCACGAAACCCGCTACGAAAGGGCAAGCATCATGTTCGAGATCCCGCTCGTCTATCCTGTCTCGCTGCTTCTGGGATTGATTCTCCTGTCGCTCTTCTTGGAGCACTCTCGCCGCCGGCTGACGGCACGCTGCGCGGAGCTGATGAGCCACGTAGAGGATCACGTCGAGCGCGCGAAGGCGACCACGGACGAGTTCAATTTGTTCCGCGTGGCCGCGCGCGAGGACTCTTCGAAGCTCTTCCACGCACAGAGCAATGTGGAGGTCTTGACGAAGCGGCTGGACGAGGAGACTTGTCGTGCCGAAAATTATTGCAGTCAGCTGTCCGAGGCTCGCGGGCGTGTTCATAGCCTGGAGAACCTCCTCGGGCCGGCGGAAGAGACTGCCGCCAAGCTCTTGAAGGCCCGCGAGGAGTTGGCCATCGCTGAGTTCTGGCGCCAGAAGCTCCTCAAGATGATCGACGGGATCCACCAGGTCGAGGGCCCAGCGAACGCCGAGAAGCGATTCAAGCTCGTCGAGTTGAAGCCGGTCAAGGCCGCGAAAAAGTCCTCTTCCAAGGTCTCCTAAGTCATGCTCACCGCCCTTCTGATCTTCTCCCTCTGCGTCGGCCTCACGCTCTACCGGAGCCCCGAGACGCGCGAGCGCTTGGCGCTGTTCCTCCTCGGCCTCGTCTTCAGCTCGCACACGATCTACAAGCCGGACGGCCGGCTGTACTTGGTCCGCTTCTTCATCACGCCCCGGCGCTGGCTCGGGCCCGGCCGCTGGCCGCGGGTGCTCTCTTGGGTGCCGGTTCGCTTCCGGAAGATCTTCCTCCACCGGATTCGGCTGAGCGACGAGCGCACCATGCACGATCACCCGTGGGCGTTCACCTCGATCATTCTCGGCGGCGAATACATCGAGCACTCCGTCCCGTCGCCCGGTGACGCGCCGCTGGTGCTGGTGCGGAAACGCGCCCGGTTCGGCCGCGTCCTTCGCAACAAGGCCGAGCACACGCACCGCCTGGAGATCGTGCGCCCCGTATGGACGCTCGTTTTCGCCGGTCCCTCCTATCGCGAGTGGGGCTTTTGGGTGTCCAGCATTCACAAGGATTGGGGCGGTAAGAAGTGGGTCGACTGGCGCACGTTCCTACGCTGCCCGAACGAGCCGACTCCGCCCGAGGACGCTTTCGAGGGCGATCCGTGGTTTGAGGTCGTGGAGGTGTCGACTCCGGTCGAGTTTCCGCACCGCTTCGCCGAGTTTGTCGCGGCCAACCTTCGCGGAGATGCTTCCGCTCCCGCTTCAGCGGCATGGCCGGAGCGGTGGCCCGCTGCGCGCGTAGATAAGGCCCGCGCCGGTCTCGCGTCGACGTCCTACGAGGTCGGCCCGGTCTGCGGGCACGCCGACCATATCAATTGCCGAGCACCTGAGGTCTATGCCTGCCGCGCTCCCGGAAGGAAGGCCTGAGCCATGCCCAACGAATTCCCCAAGACCCTCACCACCTGGAAGCGCCGCGCGGCCGCCTACGCGAGTTCCCTTCTCGCGCGCGGCGACATGTTCGCGGATCACGATCCCTACCTCGTCAACGACGAGGCGGAGGACGCCTTCGAAGCCGGCGAGCTGCCCAAGGCCTACGTGCGGCGCGTCTTCGCCGACGCCATTCGCGACATGGAGATCATCCTCGCCAACGAGGCCGAGGACTTCTACGGGGAGCGGCTGTAGTGGACCTCCCGATCCTCTACCGACGCGGAGCGACCGGCGCGATTCTCATGTGGGGCATCGACGTCGAGGGCGCCGCGATCGTGACCTGCCACGGGCAAGTCGGCGGTGCGATCCAGTCCGGCACTGAGACGATCACCGAGGGGAAGAACCTCGGGCGCGCCAACGCTACGACGCCCGAGCAACAGGCGGAGGCCGAGGCGCTCGCTCGTCACACGAAGCAGCGCAAAAAAGGATACGTCGAGAGCATCGAGGCGGCGCAGGCGGGCGAGGTCGACGCCGTGATCGAGGGCGGGATTCTTCCGATGTTGGCGCCTTCGAAGATCTATCCGCACTTTGCTTCAAAGCTCGCGTTTCCGGTTTTCGTCCAACCCAAGTTCGATGGAACGCGCCTGATCGCGGTGGTCGAGGACGGCGTTTGTGAGCTTTGGAGCCGCACCCGCAAGCGGGTGAATTCGCTTCCGCATATCGCTGCCGCACTAGAGGCTCGATTTCCGTCGGGTTCCTACGTCTTCGACGGGGAGGCCTACGTCCATTCCATGAATGGAGACTTCGAGGGGTTGATCAGCTTGATCCGAAGCGCGGAGCCGGTAGCCGGTCACGAAGTGATCGAATATCACGTGTACGATCTGCCGTCTGAGGACGCCCCGTTTTCCGGTCGGCACTGGAAGCTTAAGCGCTTGCTGGACGGGGCCGGGGCGCCGCTGGTGCAGGTGCGCACCGACGTCGCGGCGAACCACGAGGAGATCATGGGTTGCCATGATCTGAATCTAGCGCGCGGTTATGAAGGCTCTATGATCCGTGGCGAGGGTCCGTACGAGTTCGGCAAACGATCGATGTTCCTGCAAAAGCTGAAGAACTTCGTTGATAGCGAGTACAAAATCACGGGCGCAGAAGAAGGCCGTGGCAAGGACGTCGGCACCGTCGGATCCTTCGTGTGCGTCACGGCCGAGGGCAAGGAGTTCCGGGCACGCCTAAAGACGAGCTACGCGCGTCGGGCTGAGTTGTTCGCGCACCCGGAGCAATGGCAAGGGAAGCTCCTAACCGTCGCCTATCAGAACCTCACGGCCGATGGGATCCCTAGGTTCCCGATCGGAAAATCCATCCGCGACTACGAGTGAAAGGACCCCGCCCAATGCCCAAGACGATTTTTTCCGAAGACGATTACAACGCGCTTCACGCGCTCGTGTTCCGCGACGACTATCCGGGCTATCGACCGACCGTGAAGGAGATCCCGAACGGCGACGGCAGGATCGACTACGGAAAAAGATACGCGCACGTCGCGACTAAATACTTGACGGCGGCCGTGCCGGACGAGGACGCCATCCTCTTGATGGACTACCTCCAGCGCGCGCACGACATCGCGACGGCGGCCGCCATGGAGGCCGAGATCCCGGAGGCGTTCCTCCCGGATATTCGTTACGGGGCCCTGCGCGTGCTGGATTATCCACCTGGGTCAACGTCCAACCCGCACTTCGATTTTTCCTTGTACACGCTCATGTGTTACCGAGATCAGCCGAAGTGCTTCCGCGCGATCGAGACAGAGCCGAGCCGAGTCATTCGCCGGATCCGCTCGCTCAACCCTCAGGCGCACCTGGGGGAAATCGCCGAGGAGATCGGGCTCGGTACAGCGACGATGCACGAGGTCTTGTCGTCGGACGAGCGGCAAAAGTCAATCGTGTACTTTGCCATACCCGATCACGCCGCCGTCCTGCCACCGAACGGAGCCGGCACACGAGTGAACGTTGGCGCCTGGCTCAACGAACGAATGCGACGCAGCCGCATCGAGGCCTCAAAATACGAGTGAGGGTTACGATGGCCTCCGACGAACATGTCTCGGCGTTTCTGATCTACGGGCTAATCGACCCGCGGACCGGACGTTGTCACTATGTCGGAGCGTCCGCTAGAGGACTGGCTCGAAGCGCCGCCCACGCGCAGGAGTGTCATATACGTCAGGATGAGCGCCGACGTGACGGCAGTAAAGCGGCATGGCTGCGCTCCCTTCCTAAGCGTCCAGGATCTCTTCCGTACGATGTGCGGGTGTTGCAGCGCTACGGCTCATCAGACGAAGTCTATGACGCCGAGAACGATTGGATCATACGATTGCGGGCCGCCGGGGAGCCACTGACGAACGTCGGCACCGGAGGACGATCTCCTACCCTCGGACGCAAGCACACGCCCGAGGCTCGCGCCAAGATGAGTGTCGCTAAGTTCGGACGGACCGGTCGGAAGCAGTCGGCGGAAGAACGGCAGAAACGTAGCCGATCACTGAAGGGTCGTCCCAAATCTGCGACGGCCCGCGCTAACATGAGTGCGGCGAAAAAGGACCGGCCTAGCTCCTTTCGTGGACGGCGCCACTCGGAGGAAGCAAAGGAGCGACTACGCCAAGCGCAGCGTGGCCGAAGCGCGTCCGCTGAGACGCGAGCCAAGATGAGCGCGACACGAAAAGGGCGGACTGTATCGGAAGACGTGCGCGCCAAGCTCAGCGCGGCGGCAATAGCGCGCTGGCAGAGATGGAAAACGGAAGTCGGAAAGGATGCGGACGCGAAATGAAATTGATCTGGTGCGATCTCGAAACCACAGGCCTCGACCCTCGCAACGACGCAATCCTTGAGATCTACGCCGCCGAGGCGGAACTTAACGATCCGTTCAACGTCAAGCCGCTGTATCACGCGGTTCTCAGTTCTGTCTATGCGAAGAGCTTCACGAAATGGGACCCATACGTGCAGGCGATGCACAATCAAAACGGCCTTGTCCTAGAGTGCTCGCTCAGCGCGATCACGATCGCCGAGGTGGAGGCGGCATTGCTGGCGCTGATTCCTGAGGTCGAGGACCGCGCCGACTTGCCGACGTTGGCCGGCTCAACCGTCCACTTCGATCTCGGGTTCCTGCGCGCCTACATGCCCACGCTTGCGAAGCGCCTTCACTATCGGGTCTTCGACGTCTCGTCGATCAAGCTCTTAGCCCGAGCCATGGGCCGCGACAAGTTCCCCCGAGCGGAAGCGCACAGGGCAAAGGACGACGTCCTCGAAAGCATCGCGCACGGGAAAGAGGCGACGGAGTGGCTGATGTCCCGCGGCCTGAAGAGCCCCGGCCCGCACGACCCTTTCGCGGCCCTGGTGGAGCGCGCCGGGATCGTGGACGTCTCGAAGCTGCCGCCGGGCGCCCTACGATAAGCCGTGCACGCCTACGTGAAAGAGATCTCGAAGTTCTTCGGCGTCACGTGGCTTCACGCCGTCGTGTGGCTCACGGACGACGAGATCGATCAACTCGAATTCGAAATCGGATGGAGGCGCCCGTGACGACCGACCTTTCGCTTTCCTTGATGGGCGTGCTCCTGACGCCGTTCGTCGTCGCGGTGGCCGTGTTCCTAGGGGCGCTGGGCTGGAAGCTGTTCAAGGACGGGAGTCGGTCATGAGGTATTACACGGTCAAATATTGGGAGACGAGAGGAATTCAAGAGACTGAGGCTTCGCCGCCGGATGGGGCGTACGTCTACGCCGAGCCCTATCACCGGCAATTCGTCATAGGGCGTACGGCATTCACGCTCCGAGCCGAGGCGGTCGAGGCGGTAAGAAAGCTCGCGGCGCGCAAGATCGTCTCGCTGAAAAAGAAGATCGCGGCCGTCGAAAAAATTGCGCGGGAGATTCGATGATGGACTCGGAGCCGATCACGAAGGAGATGAAGGTCGAGGCCGTCCGGGCCCTTCTCAAAGAGTGTGACTCGATCCTCGTTTGGGTCCTGAACGAGGTGGAAGGCGTCACACTTCCCGACTACATCAAGGCCGCGAACGAGGTCACGGTGTTGGAGCTGGGCCTCGACATGAAAACCCCGATCCCGGATCTCGTCGTGAGCCCGCTCGGAATCACGGCGACGCTCTCTTTCGCGCGCTCTCCGTTCTTCGTAACGCTCCCCTGGGAAGCGATCGGCATGGTGCGGGCGAAAGACGGCGGCGAGCCGAAGGCGCCCGAGAAGGCGGAGCGCCGTCTTACCGCGGTGCCGATGGACGCGCCTTTCGACGCCGAAGCGGCCGGCCCCTCGAACGCGGTGCAGGCCCGTCCGGCGCTGCGGCTGGTGCGTTCCGACGACCGCGACGGCCCCGCCGGAGGCGAGTCGTGATCTCCCCCGATGAAATGCGCGTGCTCAGCGGCGTCGCGGCTTTCTTGATCACGGCCGGTTTGGCGATCTCTATCCTGGCGCGGGCGCTGCCGTGAAGCTCGGCACCATGATCGCGCTCGCGCTCGCGGGCGACGCGATCGTGGCTCTCGGGGATCTCGCGGCGAAGCGGTGGGCGGACTCGCTTGGACGCGGCTATCTCGCGGCCGCGCTCGCGTCCTACGTCCTCGTGTCGGCGCTTTGGCTCGGAGTCCTGCGCGCGAGCGGCGGGGCGCTCGGCCGGGCCGCCATCTTCTGGGCGGCGACCGGCGTGATCGTACCCGTGATGCTGGGCCGCTTCGTCTTCGGCGAGGCCCTCACCTGGAACGTCTGGGCTGGCCTCGCGTGCTGTTCGGTCGGGCTCGTCCTGACCTCGTTTCGCTGACGCAAAAATTTTTACCGCGCTAACTTTTAGCGTGCTAAGGTTGGAACCGGTCATGCTGGTTTATGTGAGCCACTCGTTCCACGAATTCCCCGAGCGCGACCCGCGGTTGCACCGCTGGCTTCGCTGGTGTGTCGAGTCGACGTCGCCCAACGTCTCGTTCGTGCTGGGCGTGACGCGCGCCGAGGACATGCCGACGATCGACCACGCGATCCGCGCCGCCCGCGGTAATCTTGATCTTCTCGCGCGTTGCGACGCAATGGTAATGCTCGGCCAAATGTCCTCGCGCATGGCCGTCGAGCGCGAGGCCGCCCAACGCTTGGGGCTCACGGTCGTCGACCTGACGCGTTTTCCGACGGCCGAGCCTCCGGCGCAGAAGTCGCCCGAGGAATTCTTCTCCCTTTACGAACCAAGATCGGCGGTCGCATGAGCGTTTTCGGACCTGGCGTCGTGATTCCCCCTCTCGCGGCGGACGGCGCGGCGCCCACGTCCCCGCCCGTGCCGCAGATGCGCGCACAGCGCGCGTGGAACACGGTGTCCCCTTCCCAGATCGTCAGCTTCAAGGGCTGCCCGCGCAAGTGGTATAACGCGTCGATTTTGGGGAACCGCGAGCCCATGCGCGGCAACCAGACGAAGGGCGTCGCGATCCACTCCGCGCTCGAAGCCTACATGACCACGGGCGAGGTTCTGCCGACCGTCACGGTTACCGACGATCAGAACGGCAACGCCCCGACGACGGTGACGACCCTGGAGTTTGTCCAGGCGGCGCAAAAGTACCTCCCGCCGCCGCGCACTGACCGCGACTTCTGGGCGCCGCACGAGTCCGAGGGCGGCGGCATCATGGTCGAGCAGGAGGGTCCGCTTCCGACGTATGAGGACGGACCCTCGCTGATTCAATACATCGACTTTATCGAGTGCTACGGGAAGACGGCGAAGATCACCGACTACAAGACCACTTCGGATTTTCGCTACGCTAAGACGCCCGAAGAGGTTCGGAACGATACTCAGCTCAACATCAATGCGAAGTGGCTTTTCGCGGTCTCCGATTACGAGGAGATCGAGATCGGGCTCCTGTACCTGCTGACCTCGCGCGTGCACCCGCAAACGAAGCCGGTCTTCGTGAAGGCGAAGCGCTCAGAGGTCGAAGCAATCTGGGCGCGTGACATGGCGGTCGTTCGGGAAATGCAGAGCTGGGCGAAGCTCGGCCCGGCTACCGCGGACAAGCTGCCGCCCAACGTCGAGAGCTGCGACAAATACGGCGGCTGCTTCTATCGAGATCTTTGCGGCTTCAACGCCGGAGCGAACGGAACGAAACTCTTTCAAGTTAGGAGACCTGCGAATATGTCCGAGCCCACGAACCCCTCCGCCGCGCCCGCCCCCGGAAGCCTCTTGGCGAAGATGATGGAGGCGGCCAAGGCCGCGCCTCCTCCCGCCCCCGCGCCTGCCCCGGCCGCCGCACCTTCGGCACCGCCTGCGCCCCCCGCGGGCCTGGCCGGCTTGTTCGGGACGCCCGCCGCGAATTCGAACGCCCCCGCGGCCGCTCCGGCTCCAGTTTCCAACCCGGCCACCCCCGCCGCCGCACCGGCCCCCGCGGCCGCCCCGGCGGCGGGTGTGGCCCGCGCGGAGGCTCCCACGACCAAGGCACCGGACGGGCTCGCCGCTCTGTTCGGCAATCTGGCCCCCGCCGCGCCGGTCGGCACGGTGACGCCGGTCGGCACGGTGACGTCTATCGCCGCGCCGGCCCCCGCCGCGCCGGCCCCCGCCGCGCCGGCCCCCGCCGCGCCGGCCCCCGCCGCGCCGGCCCCCGCCGCGCCGGCCCCCGCCGCGCCGGCCGTCGAGGTCGGGATCGGTGGTTTGACGCCCGGCGACGCGCCGCCGGACACGAGCACACCCGAGGAGGTCGCGGCAGCGAACGCGGGCGACGGCAAGGCCGAGGAGTCGGAGGAGAGCGCCCCGGAGGCCCCTCCCGCGCCCGCTGGCGCCGCTCCGGCGGCTTCGGAGGCTCCCGGGGGCACGGACGCCCCAGCCAAGCGCAAGCGCCGCACCAAGGCCGAGATGGAGGCCGCCCGCGCGGCCGAGGCGGCTGCGGGCGCCGCGCCGACCGGAACCGCCGGCCCAGCCTCGTTGTTCGGTAACGGACTGATCCAGCCCGGCCTCACGGGGACCACAACGGTTGCGGCGAGCGCGCCGGCCATGGCCGCCTACACGGCCCCGGAGACCGGCAGGCCGGCCACGCCGTCGGCGGAGGAGATCCTCACCGGCTTCGGCGGCGTGCTGAACGAGTTGGTGCCGCCGACCCCGCCCAAGGCGGATCACGCCCTGGAGGCCCTGCGCGAGCAGCTCAACAATCCGGATCCGGCGTTCGAGTGCCCGGTGCGGATCCTCTTTATCGACTGCATGCCCGGCAAGGGTTGGGATGGCCCCACGCCCGCGCACCTGTCCGATTTTATGCACGGGTTTGAACGCCTGGCCGCGTCGAGTTCCAAGGCGCTCGACTACCGCCTGATCCGCTACGAGAGCAAGGGCTGGTTGGCCGTCGCGATCCGCCTTCTCATGAAGGGCCTGCCTTCGGCGATCATCGTCGACTCCAGCACGCCCGGAGCTGATGTGTTCGAGAGTGTGATCACCCCCTACGCCGCCGCGATCTTCCGCGGCCTCCGCTGAAAACGTTACGCGTTAAAAAAGAATCGGCCGCGAAAGAAAGAACGAGTTAACGCGTAAAAGTTTGTTACTCTACAAATTGTCATCCAGGACACGAACCACCCGAAGGAGATAAGAAAATCATGGGCACGAAGAAGAGCGCCACGAACACCGCGAAGGCCGAAGGCGAGACGACGGAGAAGCCGGCCCGCAAGCAGCACGTCCGCACGGTCCCGCCGATCCGCAAGCTGAAGGACAACCCCGCCGGGCACTTCGAGGATTCCGTGCGCTCGGTGAGCAAGCGCGCCGCGAAGATCGCCCGCATGACGGCGAAGTGGGCGGCTCAGAACCCGGCGGCGGCTCCGCTGGCTTCGCAGATCGCTTTGGTGATGTCGTCCTCGGACGCCCTCGCCGACACCTTCAAGGCCCTGGCCGCGTCGGGCACGGCGTTCAAGGTCGGGTTTCCCCGGTCCTCGAAGGTCATCCCGCTCGTGAAGGGTCAGAAGATCACCCTCAGCGCCGAGGGCCTGGACAAGCTCCACCTCGACTTCCCGTCCCTGACGGTCGAGCACGACGTGCGGATCTCTCCGACCTACGCCGACGGACAGAAGGATGTCCCGGTCGTCCTGTTCGAGGGCCTGACCAACGGCGACGGTACGAAGAGCGATCTCTTGCTCGGGCGCGTCTCGCGGAAGTCGGTCTCTCCGCGCGTCGAATCGGCGGCCTAGTCCGCGTCTCGTCAACGCCGTCCGGGGCGCCCGCGCAAGCGGGAGAGGTTCGAGACCTAAGACGAGGCACTAGAGAGGGCGCGGCGGAGGCTGACCGGCTGGTCGGTTGGGACGCCGACTCGTTAGGAATCTTCTACGGGTGGGGAAGTAGCCCCGCGCGCCCTCTCTAACCTTTACCCACATGGCAAAGAAACCCGCCCGTCTGAAGACCGAGGTCAAGACGATCACCCTAGGCGGAGTCGAGGGCGTCGCGACCTATGCCCCGGCCGCACCCTCTTCCGTTCTCACGCGCCAGGCGATGGCGTGTCGGATGTCTCCTGAGCTGGCCCGACAGATCCGCGGTCGCTTCCGCGTCGAGATTCCGATCCCGACCGACGAGACGGTGCGAGACGTGGCCGTCGGAGCGCGTCTCCTCCTCCGAGAGTGGATCGGCGCCGCGACCGGGCGCGCCGACCTAGTGCACGTGGTCGCGGTTGGCATCGCGGACAAGGCCGGAACGTGCACCGTCGAGCGCCGTTGGTGCTGGGCGAGCGGCAAGACCGACGACGATCTTAGCGCGCTGGGTCTGACGGTTCTTCCGGATCACTTTCCTGCGGTAGGGTATTAAAGCTTACTGGAGGATCCACCGATGTCCTTGAACATCAGGCACGACGCGAAGTATGGGGTTTACCGCTGGCGCCGGCAATTCCGACTCGATGACGGGTCGGTGAAGCGGATCTCAGGCACGGCGCCGACCAAGACCGAGGCGCGCCGAGACATGGAGCGGGCCCGCCAAAAGGCGTTATCCCGGGCGCCGGCCCCACCGAAGGTCGTCAAGACCTTCGAGGAGTTCGCCGAGACCTGGCTCGACACGTTCCCCGCGTCGCGCAACAACCGCCCCACCACGATCCAAAGCAAGACCTACCACGTGCGCAAGCGCCTTATCCCTTACTTTCGAGAGCTGGCCTTCACGACGCCCGAGGCCCGGGAGCGCGGCTTCCTCCTCTCCCAGATCACGAGCAAGGTGATCGATCGCATGGCGGCGGACATGAGCGCGAGCGGACGCCTCGACGGCGGGGAGAAGCCGCTCGCCCCTCGGACCGTGGCCCTGGTGCTCCAGACGCTTCGTCGGATCCTGCGCTCGGCCGTCTCGTGGGGAGAGTTGGATTCGATGCCGGAGTTTCCGTCGGTGAAGGTGCCGAAAGCGAAGTTCGACTTTCTCACGTTCGAAGAGGCCGAGCGGCTCCTCGCGAACTCCGGGCCGGAGGCATGGAACGCCTACGCTTTGATTTTGACGGCGATCCGTACCGGCCCGCGCGCGGGCGAGCTGCTGGGTTTGACGTGGGATCGGGTCCACTTCGAGCGCAACACGATCCAATACGATCGGCAACTGATTCCCGGATACCGCTCGGGGGAAGAGCCCAAACTCGTCGACGTCAAAACGGGTCCGCGAGAAGTTCCGATGTCGCTTCAGCTCTCGGACGCCTTGCAGGAGCTTCGCGCGCGCCGCGTAGTTGCGGGATCCGATTTCGTCTTCGTTGGCCCATTGAGCGGCCGCCCGTTCTCGCGCGCCTACCTGAAGACCGTCGTGGAAGGTGCGCTCCAGACAGCCGGCCTCCGCGTAGTTCACCCCCACGCGCTCCGCCACACCTTCGGATCCCATTGCGCCATGCGCGGGATCCCAATGCAGCGGGTGCAGAAGTGGCTAGGCCACTCCTCGATCACGATGACGATGCGTTACGCGCACCTCGCCCCGGACGCGTCCGATAAGCTTTTGAACGTTCTGGATTCCCCTCCCGCCCCTACGAAGAAAGGCTAGCCCCCACTATGCCCGACTCCATTGAATCCGTGCGCGCGCAGATCGACGAATGCAAGGACACCGAGGACAAATTTCGTGCGGCCGAGGAATGGGCGAAGGGAGTGGCCCAGCCCGAGCACGTCGAGAGAATTCGCGATCTGTTGATGGCCCTGCATCTGGCTGATGTTCACGCCCAAGACCACCTCAACAGCTTGAACATGATGGTGATGATCCTGACGGCGCTCGTCCGGCGCGCCGGCTCCATGAAGCTGATCGAGGTGACCCCGGAGGAGCTGGTCGAGCGAATCGAGCGGCTGGTGATCGAGCAGGGCGACGATGGCGGGGTTTCTCTTTCGATCGCGGCAAAGCCCGACGGCGATTCGTCCCTGAGCTGAGTTAATCGGTTAAGATAGAAGGTCCGTGAACGTATCCGAAGAACTCGCGGCCTTGTTCAAGGTCCGCCCCGGGACGCCTATACCAGCGTCGAAGCCGGCCTCCTCCGGAGCCGATGCTTTCTTCGAGATGATGAGGAAGGCGACTCCGCCGCCCGCGCCTGTCCCTCCTCGCACGGAGACCGAGGCCGAGAAGGCCGCCCGAGAAAAGGCGATAGCGGATGGGGTCGCCGCGTATCGAGCGAATAAGGCGGAGCCGTTCGTGGTTCCCGAAATCCGAACGGCGGCCCCGGCGACGGCGGCGATCGATATCCGCGCCGCCGCGTCCGAGGCGCTCGCTAAGGTCGGGTGGTTCGACTCACCCGAGGGCGCCGCGGGCGCGCCGTTCGAAGGGCCGTCGATCTTCTCCGAGGTCTCCCGGCCCGTCTCGGGTGGGCTCTTCAAGGGCGTCGAGAAGGTCGGGAAGAAGAAAGACCGCAAGCCCCTTCCGAAAGGACGGGTCTCTCTCGCCACGTTGTTCGAGCTGCCCGAGGAGCCGAGCTTCACAAAGGCGTCCAAGGTCGGCAAGGCGCAGCGCCGTGAAGGCGTGCGCGATTCGCACGAGCTTAAGAGGATCCTGACTATCGAGCGGCGGCCCCCGATCATTGACACGGCCGAGGATCTGACCGACGAGTTTCGCAAGCCCGGAGCCCCGGGCAAGATGCGTCTTTGGCCGGTGCAGTCGGCGGCGCTCGGCGAAGCGCGGCGCGCGGGCGGACTGTTCGGCGCCCTCGGCGTAGGCCAGGGAAAGACCTTGACCTCCCTCCTCATGGGCTCGGCGCTCAATGCCAGGATGACGGTGATCCTCGTGCCGCCGGCCCTGCGCGCGCAGCTGATCAACGTCGATATCCCACGCCTCTCGAAAGAGTGGCAAATCCCGCTCGCCCGGATCCGAGTCGTCGCTTACTCCCAGATTTCGAGCGCGACGAGCGCGGACATCCTCGAAGACATCAAGCCGGATCTGATCGTGGCCGACGAGGCACATTCACTACGCTACCGAACGGCGGCTAGGACGAAGCGTTTCCTCCGCTACATGAAAGATCACCCGGAGTGTCGTTTCGTGGGCCTCTCGGGAACGATGACCCGCCGCAGCCTCAAAGACTATCAGCACCTCGCGGAGCTGGCCCTACGGAAAAATTCCCCGCTCCCGAACCACTTCCCGACGCTGGGCGAGTGGGCCGAGGCCCTCGACGTCTCAGATGACCCGATGCCACCGGGCGCGCTCTTGCAGCTCTGCACCGACGAGGAGCTGGGAGACGTCGCGAAGCTTTGGGAGAACGAAGACGAGCACGTGATGGAGAACGTCCAGCACGTCGTGCGTGAGGCGTTCCGTCGCCGGCTGGTCGAGACCCCTGGCGTTGTCGCCACGGCCGAAAGCGCGATCGGGACGTCCCTGATCATCAACGCGGTTCGGCCGATGGTGCCGGCCGAGATCCAGCAAGAGATCATGAATGTCCGCGCGCGCTGGGAGATCCAGGGCGAAGAGCTGGTGGACGCGCTCGCCGTCGCGCGCGTCGCGCGCCAGCTGGCGGCCGGCTTCTATTATCGGTGGGCCTGGCCCGACGGGGTTCCGGATGTCGAATGGCTCGACGCCCGGAAGGAATGGAACCGCGAGGTACGCGAGATCCTGCGCCTGAGCCGTAAGGGGCTGGATTCGCCGATGCTGATCGCTGCGGCTATCGAGCGTGGCGAATACGAGAGCACGACCTATGCCCGATGGCGAGCGGTGAAGGATCGCCCCGAGCCGCCGCGTGAGGCGGTGTGGATCCACGACTTCCTCATCAAGGCCGCGATCGCGTGGGCGGAGAAGAACGCCAGCAAGGCCGCGCCCGCGATCGTCTGGTACCTGCACACGACGGTTGGCGAGAGGCTGGCGGCCGCAACGGGTTGGCCGTTCTTCGGCCCCGGCACGAAGGCCAACGAGGCGCTCACCCAGGTCGACGCGCAGGCGACGCCCGTGATCATTTGCTCAGCCAAAGCCCACGGGGTTGGCAAGAATTTGCAACCGTTCTGCCAAAACTTGCTCACGACCCCGATCCCGGGCGGTGCCGACATGGAACAGTTGATCGCCCGCACGCACCGTCCGGGCCAGCTTGCGGACGAGGTGACGGTGGATGTGTTCGTGCACACCACGGAGACCGAGGCCGCGTTTAGGAACTCGGTGCGCGACGCCTGCTATATCGAAAGCACCACGGGTCAGCGCCAAAAGCTGAACTTCGCCGAGAAGCTGGGCTTTGGAGACAAGGCGTTCGACTTCGCCGGTCGCGAGTCGATCAACATCGAGTCCGAAGGTATCGAGTGGAAAAGCACGCGCGACTTGTTCAAGCGATGACGATGGATTTTCGACCGCTCGACGTCCCTGGATATCTGGCCGGCGCCGATGGACGGATATATTCGACGCGCACCCAAAGCGGAGGAACTGACGGACCTCTTCGAGCTTTGTCCCCTTCGAAACGTGGCCGGTATCTTCGCGTCGCTCTGTGGAATCGCGGACGGCCGGTCTACTGCTCCGTCCACGCATTGATAGCGGCAGCGTTCCACGGCCCCAGGCCCGACGGCGCTTCCCTAGTTCGACACCTTGACGACGACCCGACGAACAACAAGCCGGAAAACGTGGCGTGGGGAACGCCCAAAGATAACGGCGCCGACAAAGTACGAAACGGCCGCACGGTTCGCGGCGAAGCGCATTGGAGCAACAAGCTAACCTTGCGCCAAGCGACAAGACTAAAGCGATTGGCCGTCGCCGGTGTTGGTACCGTGTCCGGAATCGCGGAACATTTTGGCGTCTCGCGAAAGCTTGTCCGCATGATTCGATCCGGTCGCGCGTGGGGTCACGTGGAGGTTTGACGAAAAAGGAGACCTAAGCGCATAAGTTTTTGTTAAGCTCTTAGGCATGAGCGCAACCGGCCGCGGCACAGAGCGGGAACCCGAAGACGCGTATATCACCCCGACGTGGACCGTCGATCGGTTTGTGGAACGCTATACGCTCTCGATAGATAAGGGAGCGGTCGTTTTGGATCCGTGCTGCGCTGAGGGCGAGCTTCTGACGGAGTTGCACAAGCTCCGGCCCGATCTGATCCTGATCGGTTTCGAGCTGCGCGAGGAGTGCCGGCCCGCGCTGGAAAAGCTCGTAGGGGCTGGCGTGCTGAAGGGCTTCGCGATCGGCTCGTTCATGGATCTGGCGAAGTCGATCGGCGATCATGAGGTTGGCTTCGTCATCAGCAACCCGCCCTATTCGCTCGCGCAAGAGTTCATCGAGACGGCCGAGCGGATCGCGAAGGTATCGATCTGGCTCTTGCGGCAGAACTTCCTAGGCGCGACAGAGCGCGCGGAGTTCACGGATCGCACGCGGCCGGGTTTGTTCACGTCGCCGAATCGTCCGAGCTTCACCGGATGGGGCGGCGACGCCACGGAATACGCGTGGTTCGTTTACGGCGACAATGCGTATCGCGGCCGCTGGGAGCCCTTGGCGCTCACGCCGGCCGCCGAGATCGCGGCGTGGAACAAGGCCGCGCGTGCACGTTACCCGCACCTGAATCCGAAGATCCTGAAGGCCAAGAAGAAGGCCGCCGCCCTGGCGGCCTCGTAGCCCGCCTTTCCCACCCTTCACCAAACGAGCCTAACCGTGCAAACTCCCGCCTCTCTCGGCCCCGATCCGTTCGCCTCCGTCCCCGACTACGCGCCGGCCGGCCTCGCGGCCGAGATCTTCTCGAAACGCTACGCCCTTCACCGAGACGAGTCGTGGACGGAGGCGTGCGAGCGCGTCGGGTCCCACGTCGCGACCGCTGAATCCGGCGAGCTGGTGATCCGCTACCGCGAGGAGTTCTCGGGGCTGCTCCGAAAGAATCTCTTCGTGCCCGGCGGCCGCATCATGTACGGCTCGGGGCGTCCGAAGGGGCAGCTCATGAATTGTTTCGTGATCGGCACCGACGACAGTCGCGAGGGCTGGGGCAAGACGACCTCCGACATGATCGTCATCTGCGGAACCGGCGGAGGGCTCGGCGTCAATGCCTCCCCGATCCGTCCCCGCGGGACGCCGATTTCGGGGACCGGAGGCCACGCGACGGGCTCCGTCAGCCTCTTCGAGATCCTCAACGCGGCCGGCGAGGTCATCAAGGCCGGCGGTGGGCGAAGGACGGCCCTGATGTTCGCGCTCGGGCTCTCGCACGGCGACATTGAGGAGTTCCTCGACAAGAAACTCGACTTGAAGCAACTCACGAACGCGAACGTGTCGGTGTGGTTCGACGAGAACCCAGAGATCTTTTTCGCGGCGGTCAAGGCGGGCGAGGACCTCCATCTCAAGTTCCGGGGCAAGATCATCGGATCGGTCCCGGCTCGGAAGATCTGGGACAAGATCATAGCCAACGCGCTGAAGAGCGGCGAGCCCGGAATGCTGAACGGGTACCTCTTCAACAAGATGAGCAACATTTCCTATCACGCGCCGATCGTGTGCACGAACCCGTGTCAGCCGGCGACCGCCACCGTCCTGACACCGGAAGGCGTCCGACGATTCGCGGACATCGATGTCGGCTCTACGATTTGGTCCGGGCGCCGATGGACAAGGGTCATCCGTAAGGAGATGACCGGGATCAAGCCGGTCAAGCTGTACCGAACCCGTGCCGGACAGTTCCTCGGGACTGAGAATCACAAGGTGCTCCAGAACGGCGCGAAGATCCCAGTAGGCGAGGCGACCACGATCGATTGGGCCGTCGGCCCGACTCCGGAGGCAACGGCGCTCGATCCTCAGGACATCATGGATGGAATGGTGCTGGGCGATGGAACCACGCACTGGGCCAGCAATGACTTGACCGTGTTGATCATCGGGCAAAATGACGAAGATTACCATGCGAGCGAAATCAAGCACCTGATCGGCGCTAACAGAGACGGGCTCAAGCCCAAGGCGTGGGAAGTTCGAACGACCCTGGGACCGTTGCCGAAGACGTTCGAGCGTCGAGTGCCGGAGCGCTTCGCGCGCGGCTGCGCGCGTGAGGTACGGGGGTTTTTGCGGGGTCTATATTCGGCAAACGGATCGGTCACCGGCGGCCGCGTGACCCTGAAAGCGGCGAGCTTACCGATCATTGAGACCGTGCAGCACATGCTATCGTCGCTGGGAATTCGCTCCTACTACACCGTGAATCAAGCGAACGTCGTCGATTTCTCCAACGGCTCTTACGAATGTCGTGAGAGCTACGATCTGAACATCGGAACGGCGGAGTGCCGCAAGATCTTCCGCGACCTCATAGGGTTCGTGCAGAAGTACAAGACCGAGCGTCTGGACGAAACTCTCTCTCGGGGTCCGTCCTGCAAGCCGCCGAAGCTGTCCTACGAAATCGTCGACGTCGAAGAACGGGGCGATATGCCGGTCTACTCGATCACGGTGGACGATCCAGAGCACACCTATTGGACCGGTGGTTTGCACGTAGCGAACTGCGGCGAGATCGGGCTGATCGCGAACGACGTGTGTTGTCTGGGCGCGCTGGTGCTCCCCCGGTTCGTGGACCCGGTTGACGGCGGCGATCTGGATTTCCCGATGCTCCGCGCGGCTGTGCGCCTGGCCGTCCGCTTCCTGGACAACGTCATCTCCGTCAACAACTACCCGTTGCCGGCGATTCAGGCGACGGCGAACGACATCCGCCGGATCGGTCTCGGCGTGATGGGTCTCCACGACATGCTGTTGTTGCTGGGTCTCAAGTACAGCTCCGCACGCGGCCTAGAGATGGTGGAGAAGGTGATGAGCTTTATCAAGGTCGCCGCTTACGAGGCGTCGATCGAACTGTCCAAGGAGAAGGGCGCCTTCCCGAGGTTCCAGGCCGAGCCGTTCCTCCGCGGAGGCTTCGCGAAGACCCTGAAGCCAACGCTCCGGGCCCAGATCCGCGAGCACGGGATCCGAAACTGCGCCCTCCTCACGATCGCGCCCACGGGGACCACGTCTATGGTTTCCGGCGTGACGTCCGGGATCGAGCCTATGTTTGCGCCCGCCTATCGGCGCAAGTTCCGCGACGGCGACGCGCTTCGGGAAGAGATCGTGATCCACCCGCTGTTGAAGCGGTTCATTGACGAGGGCCGCTCGGTGAAGCACTTCCAAGGTGCCTTCGATCTGTCGCTGCGGAACCACTTCGAGATCCAGGCGGCGGCGCAAAAGCACCTCGACAACGCTTGCAGCAAGACGATCAACTTGCCGCAAGGTACGTCGGCCGAGGAGCTGTCCGATCTCTACATGGAGTTCTTCCCCGAGCTGAAAGGAATCACGGTCTACCCCGATGGTAGCCGGGAGGATCAGCCACTCACGCCGATCTCCTTGGATGAGGCCGTCAAGCTCGCCAAAGAGGCCAAGGCGGAAGCGTCCGAGGGCCGGTGTCGCTCGGGGGTTTGCGAGATCTGAGAACGCCGCCAGCCGCTACGTTCGTTCAACGCCCGCGCCTAACCACCGCGGGCGTTGTTGCGTTCGGGCCCGTTGCTCGTCGCGGCCCCTCGCGATTCGGGCTCTCTTTTCCTTTAAAAATAGGCCCCACGCGAGCGGCCGCAGAGTTAAGCTCTAAAGTGTTGGGACCGGCGCTGTAGCCGGTCCGTTGAGGGCCTCGGCTCCTTTGAGGGCTAAGCCCGTTGCAAGAAAACGAACGGAAGACAAAGGAGCAATGCTATGGGTCTGTTTGGCAAGATCAACGAGGCGAAGTATAGCGAGGGCGGCAACTACCTCAAACCGGGCGTTTATCGCCTGGAGATCGAGGCGGTTAAGTCCCTTCAGACCCGGACCAAGAAGGACGCTTTCGTAGCCGAATTCAAGATCCTGGAGTCGAACAACGTCGACTGCGCCGTGGGTTCGCTGGTCTCCTGGATGGTGACTCTCGACAAAGAGCCGGCGCTCGGCAACATCAAGCAGTTCGCGCAATCGGTCCTCGCCGTGACCGAGGACAAGATCACCGAGGAGGTGATCGAGTTCATGGTGTCGTCGGCGAACCCGTGCAAGGGCAAGATGGTCCGCGCGTGCGCGGTCAACATCATGACCAAGGCCAACCGGCCGTTCACGAAGGTCAAATATATCGTCGACGGCGAGGGCGCGGCCGCGGCTCACGCCGAGGCGGCGAAGGGCTAACGATCTTCCGGCGCGTCTCGGTCTCCGCGGTGTGAATCCGAGACCGAGGCGCGCCGACCTCCTACCCAACCAAGAGACGAGGCGCCTAACGTGAACGGCTTGAAGGTCCTGAATTCGACGGAAGATCGCTCAGTCAACTTCGTCGAAAACCAGCTCGTCGGGTTCCTGGAAAGCCGATACGTTCGGAAGTGCCGAGAGTATTTCATCTGCTACTTGTCGTCGCAGACCGGGTGCAATCGAGGGTGCACGTTCTGCCACCTCACCGCCACGGGCCAAACGAGCTTCACGGACTCCGATCACAACGACTTCTTGAGCCAGGCCCTCCAGGTCTTCCGGCACTACCGCCGCGAGCGCGAACGGGACAACGCGCCCGCGGACCTCGTTCACTTCAACTTCATGGCGCGCGGCGAGCCGCTGGCTAACCGGCACTTCCTGGATTCTGCGGACGAGCTGTTGAACAAGCTGGGCCAGCTCGCGATCGCTGAGCGGCTCCCTTCCAAATTCAACATCTCGACGATCATGCCGACCACGTTTAAGCGGTCGTTGCGCGACGTGTTCCGTTTCATCACGCCGACGATTTACTACTCGCTTTACAGTGTCTCCGAGGAGTTTCGGCGCCAGTGGATGCCCGCCGCGATGCCCGTGGGCGAGGCGCTGGACATGCTGAAGGACTATCAGGACTTCAGCAAGAAGATCGTGAAGATCCATTTCCCGTTCATCAAAGGCGTCAACGAC